TACATTAAATGTATATGTACCTGAAGTAAAAGATTTATTAGGAATAAATACTAAACCACCAGCACCTCCACCACCAGCATCAGTACAACCTCCTTGACCTCCTCCTCCTACCATTAATACATCACAAGTAAAACCTCCTGCTAGTACATTAATTGTATATCGTGTTTGTCCGCCAGTTCCAGCTGTATCTGTTGTATATGTAAAAACATGATATGTATAAGCGCCTACAGTTCCTGTTGTTGCTGATGGCGATATAGTTATAGGAGCAGACACAACAAACCCATTCTGTATTGTTAAAGAGGTATTATTTGTCAAACTATTTGTAATAATAGCATTACTACTAGATATATTCAACGTTCCAGATATATTAGCATTACCTAAAACATCTAAACTCCTTGTAGCGTTATATGTAGTTCCTATACCAACCCTACCATTCATAGAAGTATTCTTGTATATTATTGTTTCATTGGGAGAGAACCACGCTAGATTTGCGGACAGATTGCTGAACGCCTGTGTGCTATTCTCAAATTGTAATTTAATAGTTCCATCAGTATCATTAATAAACCTGTAGTCATTTTGCATATCAGCACCTGTTCCTCTCCTGAATTCGGCAATTGCTGTTCCGGTTGTTGTGGTATCTAGCAATAACCGCGCGCTACTATTGCTAGTCGCTTTGCGGTATCTTATGATGACAATTCCTGAACCACCGTTGCCGCCTTTAATACCAACAGGCGAACCATTATAAGAAGACCCTCCGCCACCTCCTCCTGTTCCGTCAATACCATTATCTCCTGATTTAGCTACTGATGTATCATTAGCGCCATTTCCACCTCCTCCACTCCCTCCAGCACCACTTGAAGGTGTAGGAATTGAAGCTAAAGCCCCTCTATGAGAACCTCCTCCACCTCCACCACCATATGTTATTGCTGTTCCAGTAATATTATAAATTTTACCTGCTCCACCATCTCCATTAGCACTTGTTTTAGTACCATTATTTGGTGTTCCTCCACCTACCGCACTTGCACCTCCACCACCGCCAGCTATTGTTGAATAACTATTTCCTGCTACCTGATAATAAACAGGAAAACCACCATCATTACATAAATATTCTTCAAATATTGCTGATGGTATTATAGTTCCTCCTATTGTTTTAGAACCTGCTAAACCATTAGAACCTCCAACACCGCCTGCTGCCTGATTTGCACCGCCTCCACAACCACCGCCACTACCTCCAGCTACACCTCCGTTTCCATTATACCATCCTCCACCTCCTCCTCCAATAGCCGTAGCACCAAATGCTGAACTATTACCACCACTTCCACCAACTATACCAGTACCAGATGTTATTGCAGTAGCACCTATTCCGCCTCTACCAACATTAATAGTATATGTTCCTATACCAACATTAAAACTAGAGGCATATATTATACTACCGCAACCACCACCTCCACCCATAACAGTTCCGCCTGCCCCACCACCACCAACAATCAAGATATCGCAAATGAGATTTTCGGTTGTTGTGAAAGTATAATCTTTTGTCACTGCTGTTCCTGAATAAGGAAATTGAATACATCTATCTGTCCCTATGGTTGTTGGAATAGTTCCTGCTACTATTATTTCGGTGGGTAATGTTAAAGGCGTATCACTATATATATGTAAAGGCGCTACAGGGTCTGTTGTTCCAATACCAACATTACTCGTGTTATAATATATTTTAGTTCCTGAAGTAGTCCACTGGCTAGAAATTGTAGTTCCAGAAGAACCTCCAGTATAATTAGTAATTATATTCAAATTGCTATATGAATTAATAAAATCGGCAGGGGTGCTAGAACCGGTACCTATAGCACCATTATTTAATATAGAAAATAAAACATTACTTGTCCTATTGTTAAAAACTCCAAATGCCCCATTGTTATTAACTATACGCCAGCCTAACCTATTTGTATTTCCAGTCGCAATCAAACCTTGTAGAATATCCATATTATTATACTATATATTATTATCATATAATTACATCCAAAAGATATGTAATATGAATGAATATGTTATATTCTGTATATAAACACAAAAAAATTGATTAAGCCGCTTAGTATTTATTAGGTAAGAGCCTGTCAAGCAGTCCTAAGCAAACAGCAAAGCAGTCCAATAAGCCCGCAAGCAGTCCAATAAGCCCGCAAGCAGTCCTAGCAAACAACCCATAAAGGAGCCCATACAAGCATACAAGCGATGTCCGCCGCTAACGCAGCAACCTTAGCGTTCCCTTATCATTACAACAATAAAAACAATATTCACGCAAATATTTACGGCGACTATGATATATATTATTATAGTATGCGTATTCTGCGGGATTATCTCTCTAAAATTGAGAAGTATCAGGGGATATACAAGATAGACCTTGACGACCCAAGCGATTATGACAGCCTAGCAATACATATAAGGGATAGGGTCGTAAATACTAGGAGCGAACTAACAAACGATAATACAGTTTACAAGATTATCAGGAGCATTCGTAGGGAGCATTTTCTAAAGTTCATTAAAGCCTATTGTAAAAATAAGGGTGTCTCGTATACCACCAATCTTAACCTTATAGATATTAGAGAGTTCTTAGCATATGCTTGCTGCGAATTCATCAACATCTACAAAGGTGATATAATTGAAGGATGGAATGGTAATAAATGGAAAAAAGTTCATAATGGGATGTGTAAGATATACGCCATCTAGGCGTGCGAATGCGAGAGGTAGCGTGCGAATGCGAGCGGTAGATTGTATTTTAGTATATATTACATATTTTTATATTTTTTTATTTACACCAAATAGTTTTCGCATATTCTTTTCAAACTTGAGGCGTAAAATGTGCTCCGCAATAGGTTCTTTAGTGTCATTAGCGGTGTCAGCAGCATTCGCAGCCTTAGCGGCGTTAGCGTTCTTAAAGTTCAAATGGACGACCTTCTTGCGTTTATAGAACATCTCCCAAAATGTCTTCTTATATTTTAAATTAATTCTTATTTTTATATATTATTTTTTATCAATTTTTTATTATTATAAAGAACCTGTAAAAATAAATTCTAGACTGTCTAACAATAAGAGAATAATGGCAGTTCTAAAGGCTTTAGTGGTTGGGGCATATCTTCGTCATCTCTAGCATTAAATAAGTATTCGTCATCAGTATTCGGGATATTATTATTGTCGCTACCGCACCCGTCGCTATCTTCATTTAGATATAAGGATATGACACCCCTATAATAGGCAGCAGCAATATCCGCGAACATTACTTAGTAATACTAATACATAATATATTTATATGTTTAATGTGCGCGTATTTTTGCGTGGTCTTCCTACGCCTCTCAATATCTTAATGTCGGCAGTATCCTCAATAATAGAGGTTATCTCTTCGTCGCTTACAGATAGCGTCTCTATGTTATTGTCATTATTATCTATGGATATGTTATTATGCACATTATTAATAATATTCTCTATATCTACAGCAGGTTTATGTCTTAGTTCAGTAATGTTAGGAGATTGCCTAGTATTATTATTGGATTGTTGTGCCGACATCTGGGGCATAGACTGTGGGGTGTTTAATGTGCTAAACAGGCTGCTAACCATCCCAAACAATCCGCCGCTACCGCCGCTATCTCCCATTCCGCTCATCGCACTCATCGGGTTGCTATAGTTATTGCCGCTGCTACCGTTGCCTCCATTATTGATTGGGATATTCTGGGGTGCCTGCGCTTGATTGTAATTAGAACCTGTATTACCCATCATATACTGCTTTGCGGCTGCTTGCTGAAACTGCTTCATTAACTCAGGGTCTGATTTTAGGACATTCTCTACATTAGGCATAGGCTGCTCTTTAAACATTCTGCTAGTTAGGTGAAACATAAATGCGCTGCCTGACAAAGCAATAAATAGCCTTAACTCTGGAGCCATCTTCTTACCAGTTGCCTTGTATTTATAATGGAGTTCTTCAAAGATATCATCGTAATCATTAATATTCTCATTAACTTGTTCCGACCACCCATCTAATTTAATGGCGAATGGGTCATACCGGCTATTCATATACTCAGTTCCCGAAATAAACGCCATCAACATCTTTTGCTGAAACCTAACGCTTCCATCTAGTTCCTTCTCACGAACCAAGCGATTATATTCCGTCCTCATTTCTTCGATGTCAGAGTTCATATTAAACTTGAAAGGTATTTTGAAACCTTTAGACTCCAATCTGTCTAATTGATAAATAATCTCTCGTTTCTCATTCAATTCATTCATAATTATCTCTTTTGCTGACAAATGCCTAGATTTGCCTCCGCCGCCGCTACCTCTTCTGCCGCCGCTGCCCCCACCGCCGCTACCGCCGCTACCGCTGCCTTCGCTGCCCTCCTCATCGTCTTCGTCCTCTTCGTCTCCGTCTTCGTATTCTTCACCGTCTTCTTCGTCATCGTCTCCCTCTTCGTCATCCTCTTCTTCTTCGCTTTCTTCTTCGTATTTGCTAGGCTTCTTATATTTATTAGAGCCGATACCCTTCTTATGGCTCAAACTGCTAACAACGCTGGTAGTCTCGCTATCATCATCATATTTAGATTTAGGTCGGCTAGAGCTACTAGCGGCTCCACTGCCCTTATTCTTATATATGTTATTCATATTTTTCATATAGGCGCTTTTGTCATAATCGCCATTCACCGAACTAGCCCTAGAGGATGAGCGTGAAGACGACCGAGATGACATAGAGATAACATCGCTGCTAATCTTGTTCTTGTTAAACAGCACATCGTCGCTCATAAAGTTATTTTGGCTGGCTCTCTGCTGCTTGCTAGGAATGTTGAAACCCATCTGTTTATTTTTAAAGGTATCTCTATTAATTTCTATCAAATCATCATTTATATTATTTAGATTTAATGTTGTCATTATATATATTTAATTGAATATCAATTGTTTATATAATATTGATACTATTAATACGGTTATATATACGCGCGTCTAAAGGGTGCTAATTATTTTCTCGCCATTATATAATTGGATATCCAGAAATTAAAGAATAGTCTAGCGGACTTCTTGTATTTCTCGGGGTGGAACTGAACTCCTAAGATATTTTTTTTAGAGTTATAAGCCATCACTATTTTATTTTTAATCTTCTTAATAACCGTAAAAGTTCTAGGAACCTTCACAACATAATCTGTGTGATAAAAGAAATACTTGGTTTTAGGCATCGCCGACGCTATCCTAAAACTCTCGCGATACTTCATATATCCGTCTTTATTAGATTTAATAAAAGACATCCCGACTAGCCTGTCTAGCCTGTCTAGCCTGTCTTTACCTCTGCTTCTTACGCCGCCTGCCTTACAGACCATATACTGAAACCCATAGCATATCGCCAGTATCGGTAAGCGAGAACGCATAATACTCTCGTCTATTGTTGAATGCTTGCGACCTTTAACAAAATAGTCAGATCCAGTTATTATTATGCCGCTTACGCCGCTCTTTTTTCTCAAAACATCCCGAATGCCCTGAGTATCGTCCCAATCTTTGAAGATAATCTTATGACCTTTTAAGGCATTCTCATAGCCTTTTTTGAACCGCTTAAATAATGCTCTTGTGCTATACATATTGATTACTAGAAATACCAGAGACGCTTTAGACGCCGCCATAGGCATCTCTCTTTTATTAGAAACACAAGAATATATAAAAGTATATCACGATAATTATATAAATATAGGATATGAAAATTCTCTTTTTCGGTAGCAAGGGATGGATTGGGAAACAGTTTGGCTTCTTCTTAAATAAGAATGGTATCACTTACATTAGCACAGATGCGCGAGCGGATGACGAGAAAGCCGTAGAGGAGGAGATTAAGTTGTATTCGCCTACACACATCATATCGTTTATTGGCAGGACACACGGCGGCGAGTATAATACCATAGATTATCTAGAATTATCTGGGAAACTTAAAGATAATATTAGAGACAATCTGTATTCTCCTGTTATTCTCTCGATACTTTGCGAACGCTATAATATCCACTATACATATTTAGGGACTGGTTGTATTTTTAGCAGCGACGACCCGACGACCACTAGCATAGACGATGACGCCCTGCCGAATTTCTTTGGCTCCTCTTATTCAACTGTTAAAGGATTTACGGACAGGCTCCAGCATATGTATTCTAAGAATACGCTGAACCTGCGTATCAGGATGCCTATCGTTAATTACGAGCATAACAGAAACTTTCTAAGTAAAATCTTTAAATATGAAAAAATCTGCTCTATGCCTAACTCTATGACCGTATTAGAGGATATGTTTCCTGTCATTATGGATATGATGATTAAAAATACTACAGGCACCTTTAATCTAGTGAATAAAGGGCTCATAACCCATAATGAAATCTTAGAAATGTATAAAGAGCATATTGACCCTTCGTTTGTGTGGAAAAACTTTAGCGTTGAAGAGCAGAACTCGGTGTTGCTATCAAAACGCTCTAATACGCAACTGTCTAACGATAAACTATACTCGCTATACCCAGATATCCCTGATATCAAAACATCTGTTGAAAAATGCGTTATTCAATATCATAAATAAAAATTGATATTATTTTTATAATATATATTACTAAACTGAATATGGTAAAATATACTTGTGAAACCTGTAAGAGCCAATTTGCTAGAAAACTAGAATATACGAAGCATATAAAGGGATGCCTCAAGAGCGATGAACCTATCTTAGCATCCTTACCAGTCGCAGCAGTTCCAGACAAAGTATATCGTTTAAATTATATAGGCTCTAAATTCCAACTGCTTGACTGGATTACAGGGATTATAAAGGATAAAACAGGATGGACTTCATTTGTCAATAAAAGAATTGGGGATATGTTTGCTGGAACAGGTATAGTCTCTTATCATTTCAGGAAACATCTAGCGTGTGTCATTTCTAATGACGCTGAGTTATACAGTTCAATTATAACGCACGCTTTAACACGCTCAGTATATACTGAAAATTGCGAGAGAATTATAGGAGAACTCCAAGCTGAAGCCGTAGCCGCAAGCGTAGCCGACGATACCATAGGATATATCACAACCCATTACAGTCCTTATGGTGATAACGAGCGTAAGTTTTTTACGATTGAGAATGCGAAACGGATTGATTACATTCGCAATAGGCTAGAGGACATTTTAAAGAATAGCCATACCCTTACAAATGACGAATACCAGTTTATCCTCGCTTCTATAATTCTAAGTGCTGATGCTGTTAGTAATGTTCCCGCCGTATATGGTTGCTACTTAAAGGAATTTAAAGCAAAGGCTACAAAAAAACTGAGAGTAATGCCTATACATACGAATAGGACGCCAGCGACCGAAGGTTCTAATACTTACAATTGCGATGTATTGAATGAGGATTTTCTAGCATCTTTCACAGGCGACTTGGTATATCTAGACCCTCCATATAACGCTAGGCAATACTCTAAAAACTATTTTCCGCTAAATATAATTGCTAAAACGCCTAACAGCCTGCTAACCGAATTACCATTAAAAGGCAAAACAGGTATCCCTACCGATTGCTTTATGTCGCCCTTTTGTAAGAAAAGGGCTGTCGCAGAGGATGCCTTTAATCGGCTTTTTAAAGGACTACAGACTGAATGGATATTCTTGTCATATAATAGCGAAGGCATAGTGTCTAAAGAAAGGATGCTAGATATTATGAGTAGATATGGAGATGCGTCGGTTGTTGAAAGAGATTACAAGAGGTTCAAATCTTATGAATACAATAAAGACATAGAGATTAAAGAGTATTTATTCTGTCTTTCTAAATATCTATAATAGTTATATTATCTGCGAAAATTGTTAGGAAGTTTTCGTAGCACCAGCGAATAGCCATACTGGTTCTGCTTTTTGTATGAAATTGAAATTCAAGCAAGGCTATCTCCTTGCCTTCTATTACAACTTTTAGCGTTGATGAGTTTTTCCACGAAGCCCAATCACAAGTCCATACGAAAGAATATTTAGATAATTCTTCTAAATCTATTGGTCGGTGTAAAGTAATATATCGGATTGTGCTGTTCTCCTTATTATAGTATATATTAGGACAATCAAAGGTGTATTCAACAAGTATAGGAATTATTTTTATTATTTCGGTTTGTATATATTGCTTTAGGTCTGCGATTGTTGTATATTCTATCCCTAGTAAATCACAGAACCTTTTTGGCTGCGTTTGTCCTATAACTTGAGGTGCTACTTTGCCTACTCCTTTTTTTGTGGTTTTTGCTGAAAGATGCTTGTTAGCATCTGTGTCGCTCGTATAGTCATAACGGGAGCCTCTTTTTGCTGTATGGCTACACATAGGGAATAGTTCAAGAAGTTTAGAAAGACGATGCTTCAATCTCTCAGGTTCTTCCATACCATACTTGTATTTCCCATCATACGGTATATTGTATGCTAGACATATCGCCATCTCAAATATTTTTCCAGTATCCTCTGTTTGTAATACTTGCTTCTCGCTCATCCTTAGCACCCTATATAGTAGTCTTCTATACTATCCAAGTCAGTTTTTAATATTATAAGGTAATTCTATAACATATCTAGAATACCTTAAAAATGATATAAGAATAAGGGCGGCTACGCCTTCTCCTTAAATGCTTTTTTTATTATAGGTATATTATAGAATATATTATGAAATACATAGATGCTCTTAGAAAATATAATGAGAACAAGGATAAATGGTGTATGCCTCGCAGAGGTTCTGTAGATTACTTAGAGATACGAGATATAATGAAAGAGAAAGCAGCAAAAACGGCGACAAAGAAGACATCTTCGCTATTGCCGCTAACGCCGCTATCAAGGATTAAACTAGAATTGCTTAATGTATCTGGAAGGAATAACAACTGTTTCTTTAACTCCGTTTATCTGCTACTTAAGGAAACGAGCGACGGAGGCAAATGGAAGAGTGGCTCTTATTTAAGGAGATTTCTTACCGCAAGTTTTTTAGAGAAGGCTGAGATTACTAGGACGGTGCGAAGATTTCTAATGTATCTAGAACTGGTACAAATGTATATTAAAGAGGGCATGGCGTCGGGAGAAATAGCAGAGTTGCTAGCGGTGAATACCACAGAGATAAGGTCATTACGAAAAGCAAATATTAAAAGGGTTGATTTAACCAAGGATGCTGACATAGTGAATATGTTAAATACCCATTTTAAAGTTTTAGGGAGAATGCCCTCACAGCCTGAGATGTCCTTGACTATCAATTACTTTAAAAATAAATACGATATTGTTGTTTTGTCAATCATCATAGATGATGCTAGGAAGCGAGATGAGTTGCTAGAAGAAGTTAGAAATAAGATTAATGAAAAGTTAGAAAATGCTATTAAATCGTCGGGCTCGTCTCGTCTCAGTAATAATATTAAGAAATACAGGTTTGGTGTTATCATAACTGATAATACACATTACCAATTGCTTAAAATAAATAATAATGTCCTAAGCACTATAGGAGAAATAAAGAGGTTTATTGCTTCACAGCATACATCATACAGTTTTCGTAGAACAAATGTAGCAAGTCGCTCTTCTTCCTAGAGGATAAATAATATATTATAGGGTATATTCTATTATCATTATAGGTATCATCAATTACATAACCTAGAATACTTCTATTACCATTACTGGTATCATAAATAATAAAAATAATAATACTAGGTATTTTTAGGAAAGATTAGATAAGTTAGAAACTTTTAGAGTTTTTTAGAAAAATATAAAGTTGTAAAAGTTTTTAGAAAAGTTAAAAGTTTATAAGTTTATAAAAGATAATAATAAATAATAGTAAGACTAAATAATAGTAATACTTAGCATACTTCTTACCATACCTGATATTCTCTATGTTCTATCCCTAGGATTTGCTAGGGCACTAGCCGTGCTGCTTCGCTGCCGACCACTAAGATAATATAACAGATGTCTCTTACCACTACCTGTGTCATAAAGAATAAAAAGAATATTACTAGTTATTTTAGGGAAACCTAGAAACTTTTAGAGAAGTTAGAAAGTTTTAGAGATTTTTAGAAAAAAGAAAGTTGTAAAAGTTTTTAGAAATAGTTAAAAGTTTTTAAGTTTATAAAAGATAAATAATAAATAAAGTTAAGTAATAATTATAGGTATCTTCTATAACATAACCTAGTATCCTCTAGCATATAATGCGGGATATCGCATTATATATTAAGAGTGTTTATGCTTCGCATATTTCCTTATATACTATGCGATATCCCGCATAACACAACCTATCATACATCTATTACCATTACTGGTGTCATAAAGAATAAAAAGATTAATACTAGTTATTTTTAGAAACTTTTAGAAAAAAGAATAATAGTTTATAAGATAATAGAAATAATAAATAATAGTAATACTTAGTATCTCCTATTACCATACTTGATATTCTCTATGTTTATCCCTCACAAATCCTAGGGCGCTAGACGCGCTGCCGACCACTAAGATAATAAAGCAGATGTCTCTTACCATTACTGGTGTCATAAAGAATAAAAAGGATAATACTAGTTATTTTTAGAAACTTTTAGAAAAAGAATAATAGTTTATAAAAAAGAATAATAGTTTATAAAAGATAATAATAAATAAAGTTAAGTAATAATTATAGACATCATCTATTACCATTAGTGATGTTCTCTACACCGTATCCTTAGCAATACTAGGTAATTTTAAGAGGATATGTAGTATAGTTTAGCGTGATTTGCTAATCATTAGAACTTCCTATTACCACAAAGGATGTCATAAAGAATAAAAAAGGTATTACTAGTTATTTTTAGAAAAACTTAAAAAAATTTTTAGAATAATAAATAATAGTTTATAAGAGGCTTACGCCTTCTCCTTAAATGTTTTTTATAATACGCCGCTGCTATCGCTACCACATACCACCACTATCCGCCGCTACCACATACCATCGCTAACCACATACCGCTACCTCTGCCTAGACACTTATAATCTTGTCAAACTTCTCAATATAGGCATCTATGGTGTCGTTGTTAAATAGAATGATATCATAAGGGATATTAATGTATTCTTGCTCTGATTTGTGGGCTATGCTAGCGACGCTAGTGCTGCTAGCGGCGGCTGCGGCGACAGCATCACACGGATTAGATATCCTTAGAAAACTGGTATCAGGTCTAATGACCCTTATAATCGCTATATCATCTTTGCGAATTTTAGGAATACTAAACAACATCTCGTATTCGTGGATAAATCGCAAGTCGCTTATAACGAACCTTTGCTCCTTGTTAGCGTCCATCCTTGTTTTTATATAATTCTTCAAGGTATTCGCAAAGAAGTTTCTCTTCACATCAGGCAGCAAATCCTGTATCTTATCTTGCATAACCTCTGTCCCGAAGAATTGTAATGCGGCTCTTGGCGTAATCCCCCACCGCTCATCCACAACATCTTTTTTACCAGTCCCTTTGTCCTCGCCTATCCCTACTTGGTCGTCGTCAAAGTTAAACAAGGTTTTAATAGCGTGCTTTAGAGGTTCGGCAAAAGCAACTCTCTCGTAATTATATTTACGCACTAGATGCTCGGCTAACACATCCTTACCACTCCTCTTGGCTCCACAAATTGCTATAATACGAGGCATTTTAGAATGCGAATGCTGCGACAACATATCTATATATCTACTATACCTATATATATCTATGTCTTGTATATATATATCATTTTTTATATCACTATATCGCCTCAAAATATAAAAAATGATTTGGTATTTAAGAATTATTTAATAATAACATAATACAACTTAATAATGTTTTCTAATGTTTGCTGGGATGTTCTGGATATCTATTTCCAAAAGGGCGGTTCTCCCGAATCGTCTAATCCTCTAGTAAAGCATCAGGTTGACAGTTATAACAAGTTCATAGACAATACCTTAGGGCAAATCATCGGCGGTTTCAATCCTATCAAGGTGAAGATTACCAACCAGAAGGCAGAGTTGCCTGACAACTCCTATAATATCTCTATCAATATCCTCAACCCCAGTATTGTTAAGCCCAACTATCAACTCCCTGACGGAACCCAGAACATTATGACGCCCTATATTGCTCGTATGAATAATATGACATATTCTAGCGGCATCTATGTGAACGTCCATATTTCCACCGAAATTACCAATAAGAGCGGTATGACCGAGAAGTTTGACAAGACCGTTAATGGCGTTTATATCGGCAAAATCCCCATTATGGTTCGCTCTAAACTCTGCGTCCTCAGCCAGATGCAAGGGATTTGCGAAGAGAACAAGAACGAGTGTATTTACGATTTTGGCGGCTATTTTATCGTGAATGGTAATGAGAAGGTGCTGATTTCGCAAGACCGCATCAACGAAAACAAAGTGCTCGTCTTTCACCCCAACAATAATGCCGAAGGACTGTATGCCGAAATCCGCTCTATGTGCGATTCAACTTATCTGCCGCCAAAGACTACTTGCCTGAATATGAGCGGCAAGTTAAATCATATGGGACGCATTATTCGCATCAATACATCTTTCATTCGTAGCGAGGTGCCTGTCTTCGTGATTTTCAGGGCTCTAGGTATCTTGAGCGACCGTGAGATTATCAATCACATCGTCTATGATACAGACAGCGAGAAGAACCAGCGTATCATTAACGAACTGATGGCGTGCTGTGAGGATGCCTGTGATATCAACACACAGGAGCAGGCGGAGAATACGCTTATTAAGATTATGATTGGAGTGAACAAGAACAACGACCACGAGACCAATAAGGCGCAACTCCACAATAATCTCTTAAATGATTTTCTGCCCCACGTAGGCAAATCTTACAGACGCAAGGCTCTCTATGTCGGCTACATTATTCGTAAGATGATACGCATCTATCTTGGATATGATACTTACGACAATCGCGACTCGTATATCAATAAGCGCGTGGATACCCCAGGTGTCTTAATGAGTAATCTGTTTCGTCAGTGTTACGGAAAGATGACGAAGGAGCTCAAAATAGCGATTGAGAAAGAACTGAACTTGTGGCGTGGAAATGCTAACATCCCAATTTCTAATATTATATCCGACATTAGTATCCACAGATTTTTCAAGCAATCACTTCTTGACTCGTGGATTAGATATTCGCTTTCTACCGGCAACTGGGGTATCAAGAGTATCGGCACATTCCAGAATATCAAGCAAGGCGTCTCGCAGGTTCTTAATCGTATGTCATACGCCAGCACCCTATCGCATATGAGGCGCATCAATACGGCGATGGAGAAGAACGGCAAACTGGTTCAGCCACGCAAACTTGACAATTCGCAGATTGGTATGATATGTCCTGCTGAAACCCCTGAAGGCAGTTCTGTCGGTCTGGTTAAGAATATGGCGCTTAGCACCAACATTTCAATTGCTATGAATAGCATTCATATTCGGCGGATTTTGGTAAATCTTGGGGTGGTCGTTTATGACGATAGTTATAGTATGGCGAACCCTGAAAAATCTCCTATTGAATACCTGAAGCAGATGGGAAGCGAAGATAATGTATATGTTATGGTGAATGGGGATATTATCGGCTATTATACGAACCCTGACAAGTTGTATTCAACCTTGAAGCATTATAAGCGCAGCGGCATCATATACCCGATGACCTCTATTGTATGGAATATCCAGAAGTCGTGTATTATCATTAGCACGGAAGCGGGGCGAATGTATAGACCGCTCTATATCGTGGATATTGACCCAGCAACAAATAAGCGTGAATTGCGAATTGCTAGAATATTGCGGAGAAAGGGCATCAGTTGGAAGGAGTATATAGCAGACAAACACTTTGATTACTTCGTAGTCCCTAACGAAGTCTCTAAAAATCAGGACGACCCTGAGAAGTATTTGGACGAAGAGGGGTTTATTGAATATATGGATTGCGACGAAATCAATTCGGCGATGCTCGCTACATTCCCTGCCGATTTGGAAGAAGGTATTAAAGGGACTGCTTTGCCACCGTTTTATACCCACAGCGAAATTCACCCAAGCCTAATGAATGGTATTCTCGGCGTTAATATCCCATTCAGCGACCACAATCAATCTCCTAGAAACTGCTATCAGTGTGCTATGGGTAAACAGGCACTCGGCGTATATATGAGTAATTTTAACAAACGCATAGATACGATGGGTAATATCTTGAATTATCCGCAAAAGTCGCTCGTATATACTAAGTTGTCTAAATATACGATGGCTCACAAATTACCTTCAGGGGTTAATGCGATTGTTGCTATTATGACGCATACTGGGTTTAATCAAGAAGATAGTATTATGGTTAATCAGTCGGCGCTAGACCGAGGGTTATTCACGAGCACCTATTATAAGGCGATGCGTGATACCTGTAATAAAAATCATAGCACCGGTGAGGAAGAGTTATTCACTAATCCTACCAATATTTCTTCGCAGAAGCCATACTCCTACGAGAAGTTGAATGACGATGGCTTTGTTTCTAAGAATACCTATGTGAATGGGAATGATGTTATTGTCGGCAAGGTTATGCCTAAGAAGGCAAATGGTGTTATAACATACCAAGATAGTAGTTTGACGATGAAAGCGAATGACGATGGATATGTTGATATGAATTATAATGGGGTTAATAGCGAAGGCTACAAGTTCTGTAAGGTGCGTATTCGCAAGAACAGGAAGCCAGAGATTGGAGATAAATGCGCTAGTTGTAGCGCCCAGAAAGGGACTATCGGGATGATATACAGGCACCAAGATATGCCCTTTACAAAGGACGGAATTGTGCCGGATATCATTATGAACCCGCACGCAATCCCATCGCGTATGACGATAGCGCAATTAATGGAGTCTATTATGGGTAAGGCTTGCTGTCATATTGGGGCGTTTGGCGATTCAACTCCATATACTGACTGTAGCGTTGAAGGAATTACGAAGGTGCTAGAGATGTCTGGTATGGAGAAATACGGAAATGAGATTATGTATAACGGACGGACAGGCGAGCAAATCCACACAGATATCTTTATCGGTCCGACATATTACCAGCGATTGAAGCATATGGTGTCTGACAAGGTGCACTGTCTTACTGAAGAACACGAGGTATTAACAGAGGGTGGCTGGAAGTTCGTGAATACGATTACCACAGAGGATAAGGTTGCTATTCTTAAGGATGATAGGCTGGTTTATGAGGAGCCGCTAGAAGTCCATAAATACCCTGAATACTCAGGGACAATGTATAATATCAGTAATACGCTGATTGACTTAAACACGACTATAGAACATAGGATGCTTGTCCGGAGCGATGGCAGCGACAGCGGCGGTAGCGGATATCACTTAGAGAAGGCTAGCGACATTATTGGGAAATGCGTTAGATACAAGAAGGATGGTGTATGGGATGCTCCTGATTATCAGTTCGTAATCCCAGTAAGCAACAAGGAGATTAATATGGAGGCGTGGCTAGAATTCTTTGGCAAATGGATTTCTAGCAATTGCGATAAGAAGATTATGTATCAGTTTGGGTCGCATATGCCCGACGATACCTTCAATATTACATATTACCTAAATTACCTGATAGACAACAAATACAAGGATACATTATATATGCCCGAATGGGTATGGAAGTTGAGTAGCCGTCAAGTGCGTATATTGATGAAGTCTATGATTGCCGCAAATATGGCGACCGGTGGATACAAATATGACAATATGTTCTGTAGCAAATATGAGAGTTTGGCGGACGATATGATGAGGCTGTGTATTCACGCTGGATGGAGCGGTGTGAAGAGCCTGTGGAAAGATAGCGTCTCGAAGGATGGTATCTTGAAGGATGGTATCTTGAAAGATGGCGCCCTATGGAAGATTACTATTATCAAGAAGCGGAATAGCCCTTATGCTAACGCAGCGAATGCTAAGAAGGAGAAGCAGCATAGCGAGCGTATCTATAATTACAAAGGCGCCGTTTATTGTATCAGCGTATCTAGCGAGGTGTTTATGGTTAGACGCAACGGCAAGTCCGTATGGACGGGTAATTCGCGCGGCTCAAATGGTCCAATTGTGATGCTAACAAGGCAGCCTAGCGAAGGCAGGGCACGCTCAGGAGGATTGCGACTAGGAGAGATGGAACGAGACTGCTTTATTGCTCACGGCACATCTAATTTTCTAGCGGAGAGGATGCTGCATGTATCCGACAATTATAGGGTATTCATTTGTAAAAAATGCGGGATGCACGCAAATGTTAATACTGAGAAGAGCATTTACAGTTGTAAGTATTGTAAAAATAATACGGATATCGCACAAGTAAGGATGCCTTACGCATTCAAACTGCTGAACCAAGAACTATACACGATGAATATTATGATGCGATATGTGTGTAATTAGCCCCTATATTATATGAGGCTAACACTTAAGTATATATATGGTTATATAGATTAGATAGAATATGTATTACTTCAAGAAGGCATTTATATTATTTTTTATATTTTATATGGGCGGTAGCAGTAGCGTCAGCAGCGGAGATAAACATAACCACCGAAACATTTCGTTATTTAATAGGAATATATGTAGGGATGGTGCGGCAACTAATAACATAGTAGCCGCTTATAAGAGAAGATTGGTATATTATGTAGGTAGCCATAGGGTCGCTAGGCTAAATCGCAATTCATATGTGGTAGTCGCTAAAGATGTATTGAGAAAATATATCTATATAGTTAATATCGTGGTGATTTATATAATTTTATATGCTTTATAATATAGGAAAGTATATAAAATTATATGTCGAGTGATTATAAGGTTCTTGTTGTTGTAGATATACAGAATTGTTTTATTCAAGGTGGTTCTCTTGGTAGTGAAAAAATAGAAGATTTAAAAAAATTTATTGATTTAGTTAAAGAGGTTGATAAGAAAATCTCTACAAATAATTATGACCTCGTTGTATTTAGTAAAGATATTCACCCTTTGAACCATTCATCTCTTTTTGATAATACATCACCTCAAGATGGTGTTTTTAAATATCATTGCAGAAATACTAGAAAGAACTGTATAAAAGATACTACAAATTCAACTACTTATATGTCATCTGCTGCTAAAGAGATTATAAGGGACATTTTATGTAATAAGAAAGATAGTACTATTAAAGAACATTTTTATGATAAAAAAAATGTTTATAAAAGTATAACTGGTAATGATTATAAATTTTATAATCCTAACCTTGAAAGGACATTTAAAAGGGTATTAACAAATGATGCTAGTAAAACTAGTAAAGTTAGTAAAGTTAGTAAAATTAGTGAAATTATAAATGGTGTTAAAAATGAAATGAATGACAAAAAATATGATATAAATTATGGAAAAATTAAAACTTTAGAAAATTTGCTAGGGGATTATATTAGTAATCCAAAATTAGACGATGATAGTAAGGGATTTTTAAGAGGTTTATTAAATGATAAAAAATATAAGGGTTTAAAAGTTCAAGGATTAGATTTAAATTACTTATTTTATGGTACGAGTATAAAAGAAATAATATATGCTTTAAATACTAATACTAATAGTGAAATAGGTATTACACAGGACGAACATATTGAAGAACCAGACTATAATGATAAAGCATATAATGTTGATAAATTAAAATATAAAACTAGAAGTGCTAGTGCTAGTGCTAGTGCTAATGCTAATACTAAATTTATTAGTATAGCAAAGGGACAATATTGCGATTATGAATCATATTCGGCATTCAATTATCATACCAAAATAGAAAAAGATAAAACTAATTCAATTATCTATGATATATTTGGAAAATATGATAGCAGTTTGAATAAATTAATACCATTATCTGCCGAAAAAAAATATAGTACCGGACTATTTGAATATATATTAAAATCTTTTGACGAGCAAGGTGGTAAAACAAATATCAATATAGATGTGTGCGGATTAGTTACTAATATCTGTGTTGTCAATACGGTTCATCAAGGAATTGCTATGTGGGAAAAAGTATATAAAGGAGGTTATACGGATAGAACTTGTAAGTTTAACTTATTAGAATATTTGTCAATACCGTTATCTGTTCCTGTTCCTAACTATTCATATTTAAATTATAGCTATACGGAACAAATCAATAAAGAAAAAGATTTAGGTAAAATGTTATTACAAGTTAGTAATTTAAAATCCCTATTAACAACAAAATTTGAAGATGATGTTTTAACACCAAATCCTAGTATAAGAAATGAAAAAATATCTTATACTGTAGATTTTGATATAAATTTACAAGAAACACTTACAGAATATATTAATCAATATATTAATCAAATTAATCAAATTAATCAAAATATTATAAATTCTACATTAAATTTTACCCATATTACACCACAAAAGGGAGGAAAGAAACTGAAGACAGCAAAAGCGGCACCTAAGAAGACAGCTAAAGCGGCACCTAAGACAGCTAAAGCGGCATCTAAGAAGACAGCTAAAGCGGTATCTAAAAATTAAAATTATATAATATTTATTTTTTCTAAATAAAAGGACTTTTTACATATATAAACATAAGCATCCAATATATATTCATATACTAACGATATATGGACGGTGATAACCATAAGTTATATGGCGTTCTAGGAGTTGCTAGGGATGCTTCAGCAGATGATATTAAAAGGGCTTATAAGAAACTCGCTATGAAATACCATCCTGATAAAAACAAGGGCGACGAGAAGGCTGAGGATAAGTTCAAGGAGATATCATCAGCATATAATGTACTGAGCGACGATGCCGAACGGGCAAAGTATAACGACATAGGCGACGCTAACTATAACAACGGGTCAGGACAGGAGGCTAATAGAGGACAGCATAATCCCCACGATATCTTTGAGGCATTCTTTAGAAGTAGAGGAGGGGTAGGTGGCGGCGGGGCATTTGGCGGCTTTGACGAAGATATATTCTCGTTCGGTCAGGGGGGTGGAGGCGCTAGCGGCGGCAATAGACAACCTAAGAAAGCTTCGCCAATAGAGAAAACATTTGTATTTAATCTAGACGATATATATGCCGGTATTAATAAGGATTTAAATATAAATATTCGCAAATATTGCCTAAAATGTAATAAGAAATGCGGCAAATGCGATGGGCGTGGTATAATACAGCAGATACGCAGTATGGGATTTATGCAACAAATCTTTCAAGGCTCTTGCGACAACTGCGAAGGCACCGGAATAACGATTGAAGGCAAGCCTGACTGTAAAACCTGTTGCGGCAAAGGGTATTACAACGAGGACAAGAAGGCGACGCTTATCATCCCTAAAGGGATTGACGAGAATTACAAGACGGCTTTTCCTGAACTAGGAGAGCAGCCAAAAATACCCAATATTAAACCCGGCGACCTGATAATACACATTAAGATAGAGGAGCACAAGCATTTTATTAGGAAAGGCAACGACCTGTATTACAATACTGATATATCCTTTGTTGATTCAATAGTAGGTAAAGATATAGTAATACCATATTTTAAAGAAAAAATAAACATAAATACCAACATATTTGGGGTTATCTCTAATGGTAAGAATTATCTATTAGAAGGTAAAGGGATGCCTGTATTAAACACGGCAAATAAAGGGAATATGTTTATAGAGTTCTCTGTTAATTACCCGAAGATTAAGAATGCCGATAAGATTGAGGAGCTTAGGGTATTACTTAATGAGGTATTCTAGAAGTATTTCTAGGAGGTCTTCTAGAAGTCTTTTTAGAAGGTCTTCGGGTATTAATATTCCATATTCTTTTTACTTTCAATAGCATATAATATATTGTATATAGGGTCTAGATTAATATTATCGTTATATCCGTATTTCTTTATGAACTGCGCTAGCAATATTGAGTTCTTGTCTGACAGTTTCTCGTCTAGGCTGGAGGTTATATAGTATTTGTATTTTTTTGTCGCCAACTTCTTGCGGTCAATAAAATATACTTTATTATTATCTTTGTCATAGTAATCAACATAACGCTTTTTCTTTTCAGCTAAATCAAATACATAAAAGGCATTACTCATCTTGCTGATATTATCGCTAGGCGCAAATAATACGGGCGATAGGATACTGTGCTGCCCGAAAGTTATGTTCGTTTGCTCGGCTATAAAGTTATACTCAAATTTTATGACAAATTCTTTGGCTACATTATTGGTATTATTAACATGTGCTATATATATATTATAAATATACGAGTTGTCGTTATCATTAATATTCAGGTTGATAATGTCGTTTATGTCGGTGCATCTAGTCATCTTGTCTGCTATGCGATATATGTAATCACGATATAACACATAAAATGTTCCGCAAATTATAAGTAAAAAAAGTATGGCTATAAGGATTTGATAATTGGATATCTTGGTATCGGTTATTTCAGTTAGCTCTAGCAGATACTCATTAGATGCGTTATCAACGCCTTCTATTAGCACTTGAATATCATTAATAATATTATTTATATTACTCATTTAGTGTCTTTTAATTATATATTATATATTATATATTCAAAGATACCTCGCTACTTAAGGAAAAAGCATATAAGGCGCGCACGCACCCTTAGATATTTATATTCTTGTCTTGCTGTATCTTAGAGAATATGATGTGGTCTATTATTGTTATGGGATAATTAGGGTTCTTAGAGTAATTCTTAGTAAAGTTAATGAGTTCGCTAGAGGTGTAGGAATATATCATATTGTAATTTTTATCTACCGCATAATACTTGTAAGTGTTGCTGTTAATTCTTAGGCTAATATTTTCTATAACATCGGCTTTCATATTCTGTAAATCAAAGTATTTGTAGTTAAAACTGTTAATAAAACCTCCATTATTATTCAATTCAATTGCCTTTTTTGCCTCATCGGTTTTCATAACCCTCGTATATTCTAAAGCAATCTTATTGTATTCGTCCAAGTCGCTACGCTTATTAGTCTGTTTCATAAGGACGCTAAGTTCATTCTTCTTTTTCTCCAGAGCCTTTAAATCTTCTAGTATTGTTAGATAATCGTTCATTCTATATACGAAGACGCTCTCGCTGCTCTTAGTATTACCATACTCTATATTTGTTTCCATCTTTTTAAAATCGTAAATTATTTTAACAACATAGTCATTAAGTTTCTTAATCTTACTGGTATTCACTATGACAATTGTATATACATAGGGCGTCTCTGTATAGTTATTTTCGTCTATTATTTTAGATATGTTATTACACTTAGAGCAGCGCCTAGCAGTTTTGTAGATGGTATCCCAGTATAAAAAAATACCTATCATTATGATAATACAAAGATACAAAACTGAATATATTAATAGGATACCGGCGGCGCCGCCGCTGCCGCTCTTATGCGTTATAATATTAATAATCTGACACTGGAGATTTTCCATAATTACTATTATTCTTATTATAATAATTTAATTTAAATTTCTAGTGTATTGTCTAGCATTTGCTAACCGAGCCTTATATTCACATAATTAACCTCAGCATTAACTATGTTTTCTACATCAGGTAGTTCAGGCATATTTATTTCAATATCAGGTCTAGCAATATTCATATTTCTATATGAGTTTGCGTCAGCTCGCTGTTTTATTGATAAATAAGAGTTCCTATAAAAGATATCTTTCTCTCTACCATCATCTATGTATTTTTTCTCTAAGTTATAATCAATATATTCAGTATATGGCTGAGGCAGCGATAATGCCGCAAAGGCGCTTTTGCTTGCTGCTCCCTGACTAGCTCCAACAAAGGTCTCTATACCATCCTTAGCAGACGCTACACCATCCTTAGCAGACGCTACGCCATCCTTTGCGACATCTGCGACATCGGCTACATCTACTCCATCCTCCAAAGCATCAGCACCATCCTCCAAAGCATCCGCACCATCCTCCAAAGCATCCGCACTCTCCTCTAATGCGGCTAAGCTGTCTGCTGATGGAGCTTCGCCTGTTAGGTCTGTAATATCTGCTGACGCTTCTTCTGCTTCGCTAGCGCCGCCCGCACCTAGGCATCTTTCTTCAGCTGCTTTGTATTGCTCTGGTGTTAATACAGATTTGAATATATTGAGGATAAATTTTGCGACATCTTTATTTTTTTCAAGTGGCGTTTTTTCTAAGAGCCATTTAAAGAAGCCCTCCTCTCTCAATTCGCGCCACGGAGGTATATTCTCAAAAGGGTTGGTAAATATAATCTTTTGTAATATTAGCCCAATTAGCCAGCACGCTATAATAATCAATAATACAAATGCGGCAATACACAAAATGATAACATATACTTTGTGTAGCGGTGCGAAGTTTATGATATTATAGACTAAAATAGGGAGCCACATAACAGGCTGCTTATCATATATAATGTAATCTCTGGCAGGACCAAAAACATCATTAATTAAAGGAGCACACGAAACCATATAAAGGATTTTTATAATATAGAAGGAAGCCAATATAACGGCAATAAGAAGCACTATATATATCACAATATAAAAAGGATTATTTTTCATTATTTTTCAATTTACTATATAAAGGGAAGATTTTCTACAAGAAAATTATCTCGGTTCTTTTGAGGACTAGGGAAGATTTTCTACAAGAAAATTATCTCGGTTCTTTTGAGGACTAGGGAAGATTTTCTAAGTAAAATCTTTTTTTCTTGTAAATGTCGCTATAATAGTCATTCATATATTTTATGCTCTTGTAATATATGAATATGATATTATTACAGACTTCGTCGTAATCTTCAGCATTATCGCACCTATTAACAAAGGTGTCAAAACTTTTCATCACTTTATCCTCAAAGTATTCGTCGCTACCTGACATCTTATCCATATAATCCCCTATAATCATAGAATGTAGGTTAAATATGATGGGCTCCTTGGCGATTTGTTTAATTAACATATCGGTATTAAAGAACCTGCTTATGTTGTCGTAAAAGGTAGTCATAGGTATATCGTAGATATGTCGCTGATATGTCGCTGATATGTCGCTGATAGGTCGCCGACGGTGTATCATAAATACCTAAGAGCCACCTTATCATTTTTATAATTTTAAATGACAAATTAGAACATATTTAATATAATGATATAAAGCAACTACTCATTTTTAATAAAAAATTGACAATAACTTTTATGATATAAAAGGAACACATAAATTGTCATATATCACTATGTCAGCGAGAAAGGTTTGTATCAATCACCCTTCGTCTTATTACTCTGGTAAAGAGCAATCGCCTCTCCATTTTGGATTATCAGCCGAAGGCTATGATATCAATTCTATAATGGAAGGATTTGATAAAGAATTATGGATTGTTGAGGTTCGCAATAGTAAGAAGGTATGGACGAAGAAAGAACACATTAACAAGATGACTTACGAAATCCCCTTAATTACCGAAACGACAGGGGACTTAAGGACAGGGGACTTAAAGGAATGCGATGCTAGCGTCGCTATTGTAGAACCTATCGTAGAAACTGTCGTATTACCTAGTGTAGCAACAGAAACTGTCGTATTACCTAGCGTAGCAACAGAAACTGTCGTAGCACCTAGTGTAGCAACAGAAACTGTCGTAGCAGAAGATAACAAAAAGACCAAACCGAAAGCCCGCAAGACTGCTACTGCTAAGCCTGTTGCTGTTGCTGCTAAGCCTGCTAAAGATGCTACCTCTGCTGATACCGCTATAGATGCTAAGCCTGTTGCTGATGCTACAGATGCTACTGTCACTACTAAGCCTGCTGCTACCGCTGCTACCGCTGCTACCGATTATACCCTGTTTATAACATATCGTATTCAGCAACTTAAAAAGGAGTGTGCTGACAATAAGAAGAATTACGATTGTGCTAGGTATGAATGGAAAGAATATAAGAATAAGCCTGAAGAATTGCGAGTGATTATGGTGGCAGCAAGACAGTATGCGAGCGACGATACAAAGTAAGGATGCGAGACAAAAGGCGAGCGACGATACAAAGTAAGGATGTGAGACAAAAGGCGAGCGGTGAGACAAAAGGCGAGCAAAAATAACTAAAAAATGATTATTTATTATTTAAATAAAAGTAATATACTAAATATAATTGATGAATACTATTTATTTTAACAAGAATAATATTGTTCTTATAGATAGCAGTTATTATGTATTTCATAGATATTTTGCGACTTATCGGTGGTTCTCGTTTCAAAATATAGATGTAGCTGTAGATGACATAGTAAATAACGAGGTTTTTATTACAGCATTTTATAAACACATCAATAACGACATTAAGAAAATCTGTAAAAAATGGAATACTAGTAAGGATAACATAGTATTTTGCGTAGATTGTCAGCGCACCGACATATGGAGAAACGACATCTACGATACTTACAAGGCAACGCGCGTCCAAAAGACCAACTTTAATAAGAAAATATTCAGCATCTTTAGCGATTACACCAATTCACTAGGCTTTAAATACATATCACAGAGCAGATTAGAAGGCGACGATGTTATCTATTTAACGCAAAAGATGGCTAAGACCGCGATAGCCGCGATAGCCGCGATAGCGTCAGTCGCGAGCGACATTAAAGTCATCATCATAACAAACGACAACGATTTCTTACAATTGGTAGATACACAGACGCTCGTATATAACATGCAGTTTAAAGAGTTGATGAAGCGAGGCTTCAATAACCCCAAGGTTGATTTGCTATTTAAGGCGATTTATGGCGACAAAAGCGACAATATCACCAAGATAGGTGCTGGAATAACAAAAGAAAAGGCTCTAATGATATCCAATATGACTGACGAAGACCGAGAAAAGTATATAAAAGAATGCGGCTACGAAGACAAGTTTAGGTTAAATATGAAACTGATATCATTTGAGAATATCCCTAAAGAATATACTGAGATATTCTATGATAATGTTAAGATTATTATTGAATAATACGAAGGATATTATAGAATAATATAAAAAATATAATATATATACATTACATATACATTACATAATTACATATACATTACATAATTACATATACATTACATATATGCTAGGAGGCGCCTAATGGGTCGCATCCTATTCTTCTAATTTAATGATACTATCTATTTTATTTTTTTCAAGATTAGACATATAATACCACGACTTCTTCTGGGCGTCCCAGCGGCATCCATGTTTCTTAGCGTCATTCTTTTTATGAAAAGGTATCTTCACATATATCTTTTTGTGTATCTCAATATCCACGCCAGCTAGCGTAGCCTCTCCGCCGTCTGCGACCTTATCTTCGCTACTTAAGGACATTTTCTCTATCTCTAGAATTGCGGTAATATTCTCCTCGCTGATGTTATCCTCGTAATACCATTTCTTACAGCGCAAGTCCCATTTAGCCCCCAACTTCTTCACAGCATCCTTGTAATCGAAACCAATATTGATATAATTCTTATTAGAAGGTTGCTTGATATTAGATATCAAAGTATTGTCTATGTAATCTGGGGCGACGGCTGCTGCGACTACCACACCGACCGCCAAGTTAGCCAATCTATCTGCCTCAGCGTTCCCTATAGAATGCTCGTCGTTAAATCCGGTGTGTGCTTTAATATGATGTAGCTCTATGTGCTTTTTGTATGGACGGTATATTTCGCGTATTCTTTGTATTAATTTAAGATTAGGTGGAACCTTACCTTCAACAGTTTTCCAATCATTCTTGAATAATCTGTCGCCGTAAGCACCAGCGCATTTAATCACATATTCTGAATCGCTATATATGGCTATTTTTTTAGGCGGCTCTTTGATTATTTCGTCTTTCATTTTCTCAACGGCACGAATAAACGCCGTTAATTCGCCAGTATTGTTTGTCTGTTTACCAACAACCCTAGCATATTCATTCCTCTCGTCATCAGCTTTAAAATATACACCGTATCCAGCAATAGCATTAGGGCTACCATTATGAATACACGAGCCGTCAATATAGATGTTAATCACGCCGCTATCGCCGCTATCGCCGCTCATATTTCTTGACATTACTATATATTTTATAAGACATTATCAATTTTTATATAATAATTAAGAAAATGGAACCGAAGGTTTATAATATATATATATATTAAATATTGTAGTTATAGCAAAATGATTAAGTGTTTTAATAGTAATATTCAAATATATAGCGATGGTAATTACAATTATAACAACTGGAACCTAATAAATAAAGAGGGCACCTTTAATATACTTAACAATACCTCTAATCGCATAGATTTCTGTATATTACAGTCAGGTAATACCGGTATTGGAAGCTCCGCGCCTAGGTCTAAACTTGATGTCATCGGTGATGTTAGCATACTCGGGCAAACCACAATAACCTCAAACTTAATACTTGTCAATACGCTATTAACCGCCCCTATCGCCCAATATGGCACTAACGCCAACGCAACCAGCAACATATATTTAATAGGCGGCGCTAGGTCTCGTCTAGGAATTGGTAGCGCATCTCCTACAGTCGCACTTGATGTAGTAGGCTCCGCCAATATCTCTGGATTAATTACAGCAAATGGTGGTTTAACCATCCCTACCGGAAAGACGCTAAATGTGGTTGATGGCTTAACAACAATTTCTATTGATACTACCACAGTTAATACTAGATTTCTAAATATTACAGAAACTATAACTGCGAATGGTGGTATCATCACGCCCTACGGCTACGCTATAATTGCCGATGGAGGCATCTACACCACCTCCTTAAATGCTACAGATGTTATAACAGCAACGCAAGGGCTCATAGTATCTGCTGGTAGCCTGCTAACGGCTAACGGGGGCATCACGGCTACCGCAATAACAGCGTCAGGCTTAATAAGCGCCAATAATGGGCTGTCGATACCTACAGGGAAATCATTAATTGCTAATGGCGGTATCATAACAACCACAATTGAAACATCCAACACTCTACGAGTTTTATCAACTACAGCGACAGCCCCAATCGTCCAATACGGCACCAACGCAAGCGCAGCAAACAACCTATATTTTATTGGCGGCGGCAGAGCAAGAATAGGCATAGGCAGTTCATCTCCTACCGTCGCCCTAGATGTTCTAGGTGCCGCCAGCATATCAGGCACAGTATCTGCGAATACGATTAATGCGTCTGCTGCTATATCTGCGAACAGCATCGCATCAACCACCACAATTCTAGCAGGCGAATTGATAACCGCTAACGGAGGCATAACAGTCCCTCTAGGAAAACAGGTTATCGCAGATGGAGGCATAACGGCTACAACAATTTCTGCGTCGGGATTGATAACGGCTACTAACGGAATACAAGCAAACACAATAAATACCACAGGCGCTGTGAATACAAATGGAGGTATTATATCGGGCTCCACTATAACTTCGTCAGGATTAATTACGGCTAATGCTGGGCTAACAGCATCTACTATAACATCGCTAGGCATAATAAATGCTGCGGCAGGTATATCGGCGACCACTATAAATGCGACATCGGCAATTACAGGCACCACTTTAGAAATGAGCGGATTAATAAAAACGGCTGGAGGGCTTGACACGACCTCTATTATTGCTTCAGGGCTTATATCGGCAAATAGTGGTATCACAGCGTCATCTATGATAGCAGGCAACGCTAGCACGACTACGCCTATCGCTCAATACGGCACTAACACCAACGCCGCCAGCAATATATATATAGCGGGAGGTGGAAATGCGAGAATAGGGGTTGGTAGCGCATCCCCTACAGTCGCCTTAGATGTTGCTGGAGACACTAAAATATCAGGAGCGTTATTAGCAGCCTCTGGTATAACAACGACGACTATTAGCGCATCCCAGTTAATCACGGCAAATAATGGGATATCGGCGACGACCCTAGATGTCTCTAATAATATTATTGTTAAATCAGCAATCGCAACAATACCTATAACACAAATAGGAGATAATGCTAGCGCTAATAGCAACTTGTATTTTGTGGGGGGCGGTAGGGCACGCGTAGGGATTGGTAGCAGTTCTCCCAACAACGCATTAGATATTATAGGAGATACTGATATTACAGGTATATATAAGAAAAATAATAGAGATGTTATCCTTGATACCAGCAATTATATATTAGCGACATCTAATATTATTGTTAAACGGTTAGGCGAATATCTACCTTATACTTGGATTATTAATAGCCAAAGTTTTAATTTAAATTATACTTTGGGTAATGTGGGGATTGGAACGACAGACCCAATAAAAAAACTACATATCATGCACCCTAGCGGCGAATTGGTTAGAATTGAGACAAATGCCGAAGGCGCCAATCAGGTATCCGGAATTGAATTCGGGGTGCCTTCTTATAACACGGCGTCCCGTAGCAAAATAACTTCATCGACTTATGCGGGCAGCGGAGGCAGCGGCGGCAGCGGCGATAGCGGCGGTAGCGATTTACAGTTTAGCACAGCATCCGGTGCGAACAGTTCGTCCCTAAAGCTTATTATTTCACCTATCGGGAATGTAGGGATAGGAACGCCGACGCCCAATAATATATTACAGATAGGGAATGCAGGTAGGCTTAGAATAGCAAATAATACTAGCGATTATACCATTTTAGGAACTGCTGATACTGATGATACGACAAATACCAAGATAGAATTGTCAGGTAATACTCGCTCAGGCTCCGCAGGCGCATCGGGCACCATATCATATGTAGCAACAAATACCGACGGCTATCACAAATTCATTACAAATTCTACAGCTGAAAGAGTGCGTATAACTGCCTCAGGTAATGTCGGGATAGGCACTACAAACCCAGAGCAACTCTTAACCTTATATGGTAATAATGCTAGATTGAAGATAAGAAATAGCGCCGCAGCTGACGCTACCGCAAATAAATCTGTCGCAATCCATCTGGATAACGAGGGTGATAAGGAATGGATAATAAGCAATTCTAATAATAGCCTTGCGTTCGCCTATAATGATGGAATAGCGACATCTAACCGGATTATTATAGATGGTGTAAGCGGTAATATAGGGATTTCTACAAACCCTTCATCAAATTATATATTAAATATTGTAGGAAATATTAAGGTAGCTGGTAATATAATACCAAATACCAGTAATGCTTTCGACCTAGGTTCGTCTTTAAATAAGTGGAAAAACTTGTATTTGTCTGGCGACAGTATATATTTAGATGATTTGGTGCTTTCTAGGGGCTCTAATATTTCTTTAAATATAAAGGATGTGCGAGGCAATTATAGGGATATTAACTTGAGTAATATTAACTTATATAATAACTCTAATAAACTAACGATAGGTATAGATGTGGATGGTAATATAGTTTATAGCACTTCTAATAAAATCTATTATCCTTTGACAACACCGAACATAAATAATACTGCTATTTTAGATAATGTTAATGATATCATTATAGGGACTTCTAATTATGCTATCCATACGAGCAATAAACTAACGAATATAATAACGACTTTAGATAATAATGCTAGCAACTATATTTTAACTACGAATAACACAATATCACAAAGGATTACTGATTTAACAACTGATATGATAAATGAAAACCAAGATGCTGCTAAGAAGTTTATTATAAACAACTACTATGATAATAGTTTATTGATTAATGGTTCTTTAACTGTTAATTCTAATTTAATAGTGCTAGGTGAGAGCACACAACTTGATACAATTGTATATAATACTGAACGACTTGAGATAGTGAATGAGAATAATATGGAGGTAGCATTAATGATACAGCAAAGGGATACCATTAGAGATATCTTTGTTGCTTCAAACATAAATACGGAGGTCTTTAAGATAACAAATAACGGGGACATAAATATTCAAGGTATTTATAAAAAAGATAATAGGGATGTTTTCCTTGATACTAGCAACTATATCCAGACTACTAGTAATAACCTAATAAATTATGGGATTATGAATGACAATAATAGCAGCAATTACATAGCATCTACAAGCAATATCCTATATAATAATATTGCTTACCTAGATGTTAAATTTAAATTATTAACATTAAAAGTTAATCTTAACGAAGCTACCGCTAATGACTACATCCAGACTACTAGCAACAACCTTATAAACAAAGTTAGAGAGAATGATGAGAACTCTAGCAATTACATATCAATAGCTAGTAAGAACGCAAGCAATTACATCTTAACTGCTAGCAATAACCTTATTAACAAAGTTAGAGAGAATGATGAGAACTCTAGTAATTACATCTTAACTGCTAGCAACAATCTTATAAATAAAGTTAAAGAGAATGATGAGAACTCTAGTAATTACATCTTAACTGCTAGCAATAACCTTATAAACAAAGTTAGAGAGAATGATGAGAACTCTAGTAATTACATCTTAACTGCTAGCAATAACCTTATTAACAAAGTTAGAGAGAATGATGAGAATGCTAGCAATTACATCTTAACTGCTAGCAATAACCTTATTAACAAAGTTAGAGAGAATGATGAGAATGTTAGCAACTATATCTTAACTGCTAGCAACAACCTTATAAACAAAGTTAAAGAGAATGATGAGAACGCTAGCAATTACATCTTAACTGCTAGCAATAACCTTATTAACAAAGTTAGAGAGAATGATGAGAACGCTAGTAATTACATCTTAACTGCTAGCAACAATCTTATAAACAAAGTTAGAGAGAATGATGAGAATGCTAGCAATTACATCTTAACTGCTAGCAATAACCTTATAAACAAAGTTAGAGAGAATGATGAGAACTCTAGCAATTATATCCTAACTGCTAGCAATAACTTAATAAATAAAGTTAGAGAGAATGATGAGAACTCTAGTAATTATATATCAATAGCAAGCAAGAACGCTAGCAACTACATCCTAACTGCTAGCAATAACTTAATAAATAAAGTTAGAGAGAATGATGAGAACTCTAGTAATTATATATCAATAGCAAGCAAGAACGCTAGCAATTATATCCTAACTGCTAGCAATAACCTTATAAACAAAGTTAGAGAGAATGATAACAATTCTAGCAATTATATCCTAACTGCTAGCAATAACCTTATAAACAAAGTTAGAGAGAATGATAACAATTCTAGCAATTATATCCTAACTGCTAGCAATAACCTTATAAACAAAGTTAAAGAAAACGACGAGAACGCTAGCAACTACATCCTAACTGCTAGCAATAACTTAATAAATAAAGTTAGAGAGAATGATGAGAATGCTAGCAACTACATCCTAACTGCTAGCAACAACCTTATAAACAAAGTTAGAGAGAATGATGAGAATGCTAGCAACTACATCCTAACAGCTAGCAACAACCTTATAAACAAAGTTAAAGAGAATGATGAGAACGCTAGCAATTACATCTTAACTGCTAGCAATAACTTAATAAATAAAGTTAGAGAGAATGATAACAATTCTAGCAATTATATCCTAACTGCTAGCAATAACCTAATAAACAAGGTTAAAGAAAACGAAGAGAACGCTAGCAACTACATCCTAACTGCTAGCAATAACTTAATAAATAAAGTTAGAGAGAATGATGATAACTCTAGTAATTACATATCAATAGCTAGTAAGAACGCTAGCAATTACATCTTAACTGCTAGCAATAACCTTATAAACAAAGTTAGAGAGAATGATGAGAACGCTAGCAACTATATCTTAACTGCTAGCAATAACCTTATAAACAAAGTTAAAGAGAATGATGAGAACGCTAGTAATTACATATCAATAGCTAGTAAGAACGCTAGTAATTACATCTTAACTGCTAGCAACAATCTTATAAATAAAGTTAGAGAGAATGATGAGAACTCTAGTAATTACATCTTAACTGCTAGCAATAACCTTATTAACAAAGTTAAAGAGAATGATGAGAACTCTAGTAATTACATATCAATAGCTAGTAAGAACGCTAGCAACTACATCCTAACTGCTAGCAACAACCTTATAAACAAAGTTAAAGAGAATGACGAGAACTCTAGTAATTTTGTGCTGATAACTAGCAATATACTAAGCAACCGCTTACATATCCTAGACCAACTAACAAGCAACATAGTAAATAATAGTATATCCACATTAAATATTAAGGTGCGTGAAAACGACAATAATGCTAGCAACTATGTATTATCTACTAACAATATCATATCACAGCGGATTACCAACTTGACAACAGATATGATAACAGAGAATGAAAATGCTAACAATAAATTTATAGTGAATAATAGGTATAATAATAGTTTAGAAATTAATGGTTCTTTAACTATCAATTCTAATTTAATAGTTCTAGGTGATACTACGCAACTTGATACGATTGTATATACTACTGAGAGATTAGAGATTGTGAATGCTAACAATACCACAACAGCTTTAATGGTTCAGCAGAATAGCGCCAATAGTGATATCTTTGTTGCTTCTAATATTAGCACAGCGGTCTTTAAGATTGCTAATAATGGAGATGTTCTTATTAATGGTAATGGTGTTTATAAAAGAAATAATAGAGATGTTATTCTTGATACTAGCAACTACATCTTAACTGCTAGTAATAACCTTATAAATAAAGTTAGAGAAAACGATGATAACTCTAGTAATTACATATCAATAGCTAGTAAGAACGCTAGCAACTACATCTTAACTGCTAGTAATAACCTTATAAACAAAATTAGAGAGAATGATGATAACTCTAGTAATTACATATCAATAGCTAGTAAGAACGCTAGCAACTATATCTTAACTGCTAGCAACAACCTTATAAATAAAGTTAGAGAAAACGATGATAACTCTAGTAATTACATATCAATAGCTAGTAAGAACGCTAGCAACTATATCTTAACTGCTAGCAACAACCTTGTAAATAAAGTTAGAGAAAACGATGATAACTCTAGTAATTACATATCAATAGCTAGTAAGAACGCTAGCAACTATATCTTAACTGCTAGTAATAACTTAATAAACAAGGTTAGAGAAAACGATGATAACTCTAGTAATTTTGTATTATCTACTAGCAATCTGCTAAGTGAACGCTTGCGTATTCTAGATTTGCTTACAAGCAATATAGTAAATAATAGTATATCAACATTAAATACTAAGGTTAGAGAGAATGATGATAACTCTAGTAATTTTGTATTATCAACTAGTAATCTGCTAAGCGAACGCTTGCGTATTCTAGATTTGCTTACAAGCAATATAGTAAATAATAGTATATCAACATTAAATACTAAGGTTAGAGAAAACGACGAGAACTCTAGTAATTTTGTATTATCTACTAGCAATCTGCTAAGTGAACGCTTGCGTATTCTAGATTTGCTTACAAGCAACATAGTAAATAATAGTATATCAACATTAAATACAAAGGTTAGAGAAAACGATGAAAACTCTAGTAATTATATATCAATAGCAAGTAAGAATTCTAGCAACTATATCTTAACTGCTAGCAACAACCTTATAAATAAAGTTAGAGAGAATGATGATAACTCTAGTAATTTTGTATTATCTACTAGTAATCTGCTAAGCGAACGCTTGCGTATTCTAGACTTGCTTACAAGCAACATAGTAAATAATAGTATATCAACATTAAATACTAAGGTTAGAGAAAACGATGAAAACTCTAGCAATTTTGTATTATCAACTAGCAATTTCATATCACAACGGATTACTGATTTAACTACTGATATGATAACAGAAAATGAAAGTGCTATTAATAAGTTTATAGTTAATAATAGATATAATAATAATTTAGAGGTTAATGGTTCTTTAACTGTCAATTCTAATTTAATAGTGCTAGGTGATACCACGCAACTTCAAACAATAGTATATACTACTGAGAGATTGGAGGTTGTGAATGCTAACAATACCACAACAGCATTAATGATACAGCAGAATAGCCCTGATAGTGATATCTTTGTTGCTTCAAATATGAATAGTGCGGTCTTTAAGATTGCTAATAATGGAGATGTTCTTATTAACGGTAATGGTGATAATGGTGTTTATAAAAGGAATAATAGAGATGTTATCCTTGATACTAGCAATTATGTGCTTACTACTAGCAATAACTTGATAAACAAGGTTAGAGAAAACGACGAGAACTCTAGTAATTTTGTATTATCTACTAGTAATCTGCTAAGCGAACGCTTACATATATTAGACTTGCTAACTAGCAATATAGTAAATAATAGTATATCAACATTAAATACTAAGGTTAGAGAAAACGACGAGAACTCTAGTAATTTTGTATTATCTACTAGTAATCTGCTAAGCGAACGCTTGCGTATTCTAGATTTACTAACTAGCAATATAGTAAATAATAGTATATCAACATTAAATACTAAGGTTAGAGAAAACGACGAGAACTCTAGTAATTTTGTATTATCTACTAGCAATCTGCTAAGCGAACGCTTGCGTATTCTAGATTTGCTTACAAGCAATATAGTAAATAATAGTATATCAACATTAAATACTAAGGTTAGAGAAAACGATGATAACTCTAGTAATTTTGTATTATCTACTAGTAATCTGCTAAGCGAACGCTTACATATATTAGATTTGCTTACAAGCAACATAGTAAATAATAGTATATCAACATTAAATACAAAGGTTAGAGAGAATGATGATAACTCTAGTAATTTTGTATTATCTACTAGCAATTTCATATCACAGCGGATTACTGATTTAACTACTGATATGATAACAGAGAATGAAAATGCTGTTAATAAGTTTATAGTGAATAATAGATATAATAATAATTTAGAGATTAATGGAACTTTAACTGTTAATTCTAATCTAATAGTTTTAGGTGATACAACACAACTTGACACAGTTGTTTATACTACTGAGAGATTGGAGGTTGTAAATGCTAATAATACTAGTTGTGCTTTAATGGTTCAACAGAATAGCCCTGATAGTGATATCTTTGTTGCTTCTAATATGAATAGTGCGGTCTTTAAGATTGCTAATAATGGAGATGTTCTTATTACTGGCGGTAGCGATGGTAGTGGCGGAGTATATAAAAGGAATAATAGAGATGTTATCCTTGATACTAGCAATTATGTGCTTACTACTAGCAATAACTTGATAAACAAGGTTCGTGAGAATGATGATAACTCCAGTAATTATGTATCATCTGTGAAAGATGATTTAATTTACCAGATAACCCAGCTTAATAACGAGCAACAAAACTATGTATTGGCGACCAGTTCAAATTTAGGCGACGGGCTAACAGAGGTAATTTATACTATGAATGTGAATAACAGGAACGCCAGTAATTATATACTAGCAACCAGTAATATAATACAGCAACGAATAAACGAGATAACTACAGACAAGATTACTGAAGGCGAGAAGAATAAGTTTATAATAGAAGATAGATATAATAGCAATCTAGAGATTAACGGACGGTTGGTTGTGAATTCAAATCTTATTGTTAATAGTTTGGCGACTATGCGTAATAGCCTAGATATTACAGGGAATGTTAATTTTACTGGAGAATTATATAAAAATGGTATGATATATCCCAACGGCAAAACATATACAGGTAGTTCCTCTATATTGTCGCAATTTAGTCCTATACAGATGCAATTCACGATGTATAAAAATGTTGTTGAGAAGACAGGCAGCGGCTGGCAATTTATTGACAATAACATTAATGTCGTAGATGACAAGGTTCAGGGCTTCTGTGTTCGCATTAAACCCAACCATTATTCTTCAAAAATATTGATAAATTTAAATTGTCATATAGGTATTGATTACGGGACTGACGCCAGATGGTGGGGGCTCCGGTTATATCGCAAGATAGGCGAAGCCGGTGAATGGACGCATATAACAGAGGCTGACGGGACGGGCGGCGACGGCAGCGGCAGCGACGGCAGCGGAGCTAGCGACGGGACTTCTTGCTGGCTATCGCACAATCTGGGAGCAGAGACGAGCACCTCTTCGTATTTTATAGCAAATGTCTCTGGTGCCTATTACGATGTGCCGGTGGTAGATACCGCAGAGGCAATCGCAGCAACCGCTGCCGGATTGTTCGTCTATTATACTGTGAAATGGTGCTCTCTGCTTGGCGACAATACACAGGACGGCAAGTTATACTTAAATAGACCGGCAGTAATAAACGCCTTAAATGCGGCGATTGTTTCTTCTTCGTGGAATGTTAGCGAAATCTGGCAATTAGAAACATCGTATTTCCCTAAAGGCGGGATTGTAACTAAATATACGCCAACGCAAACACAGTTTAGCATCTATAAGGATGTTGTTGAAAAAATGTCGGGTGGCTGGGATTTTATTGATAATAACATTAGTATCATTAATAACAATATTCAGGGTTTTTGTGTTCGCATAAGACCAAACCATTATACCTCAAAAATATTGATAAATTTAAATTGTCATATAGGTATTGACTATGGGACTGACGCCAGATGGTGGGGGCTGCGGCTATATCGCAAGATAGGCGAAGCCGGTGAATGGGCTCACATAACAGATGCTGACGGCACAGGCAGCGCAGGCGTTGGGACTACTTGCTGGCTCTCGCACAATCTTGGTGCGGAGGCTAGCACATACTCGTATTTTATAGCGAATGTCTCTGGTGCCTATTATGATACACCTAATGTTATGGATACCTATGTATATTATACTGCTAAGTGGTGCTCACAACTAGGGGATGTATCGCAGAACGGTAAGTTATACTTGAATAGACCAGCGACCTATAATGTCGCTAACACCTCCAATACGGCTGTCTTGTCGTCTTCGTGGAACGCACAAGAAATCTGGCAACGCGAGACGACTTTCATCCCTAAGAATGCGGTTATATGTCAAAATATGTCAATACAGACGCTCTTTAATATATATAGGAATATTGTGGTTAAAACAGGGGGTGGCTGGCAATTTATTGACAATAATACCAGTATCATCAGCGACAAGATACAGGGTTTTTGCGTGCGTATCAAGCCCACCCACATCTCCTCTAAGGTGCTCGTCCATCTTTCGTGTCATATAGGTATTGATTATGGGACTGACGCCAGATGGTGGGGGCTGCGCCTATATCGTAAGATTGGCGAAGCAGGAGCGTGGGCTCACATAACAGAGGCTGATGGTAATAACCTAATAGACAACAAAGGGACTTCTTGCTGGTTGTCGCATAATCTAGGGGCGGAGGCTAGCACCTCGTCGTATTTCGTTGCGAATATATCGGGCTCATTCTTTGATTTGCCTGCGACATCCACCGAGTTCGTCTATTATACGGCGATGTGGTGCTCTCAGTTAGGCGATAATACGCAGGACGGCAAGATATATTTAAACAGACCGGCGACATACAACGAGGGTAATAGTGCGGTCTTGTCGTCGTCTTGGAACGCGCAAGAAATCTGGCAATTAGGGACGCCCTATGAGCCCACAGAGTATTCTATAATTAACATTTTTAATAATAATAATGTAGGCATAGGCACCACGAACCCCATATGTAAATTAGATGTGAATGGAACGATTAATGCGATTAATTACTCAACAATAAGTGATAGGCGATATAAAAAGGATATAAGGGGTTTGGATAGTTCGCTTGAATTGATTAATAGGCTGTTGCCGGTATCATACTTAACAATCGACCAGAACGAGGGAGATAAGAGGAATTATGGATTTATCGCTCAAGATTTACACAAAGTGATACCAGAGGCTGTTAATGTGCCTGCGAATGATAGCAACAATTATACGATAGAATATATGTCGCTAATCCCGCTATTAACAAAGTCTATCCAAGATTTAACGGAGACTGTAGGGAGGCAACAAAAGACGATAGATGATTTAACTGCGAGACTTGACAGGCTAGACAGGCTAGCCGGACGCTAGGCTATCGCTCGCCATATCTTAGTATAGCGAAGCCTTATATAGATATTTCGGGTAATACTAACATATTTTTATATTATAATAATATTATAGTAAGGATAAAAAAGATAATATGGCTGATACCACCGTAATTACTAAAGTTGCTTCTAAAACATCGCCTAATTTGTCTTTCAAGGTGGAGAAGTTATTATCTAAGACTGAGGCGCTCGTATTGTTATGTAGTAAAGCGAGCGCTTATTGGTCTATGGTTAAGTTTGCCTTCAATATACCTTTAGTTTTAACATCATCTGCTATGTGTATCATCAACAGTATTAGCGAGGATGCTAACGAAGTTAAGATACCTAATATCGTTGTGAATGCTATTAGTGTTCTTATTATATCGCTTAATAACAGCATTAAGGCTAGCGAGAAATGCGATTTATTCAAGCGATTAGGGCAACAATTCTTATTATTAGCGGGACAGATTGAGAATGACGACGAAATAGACGACCACGAGTTCAGTCTGCTAGCATTAAAATACGAGAACCTGATAAATGATATATTATTCGAAGAAATACCAAACAGATACAAGATGCAAGTCGTAGAAAGTTTTAAAGATAGGCATCTGCCTCTACAACTTAACGGCACCATAGGAAATAACAAGACATTCACCGCACCTAATAGCGCTGAGATTGTTATGCGACAACAGAACGCTATGAATATGGCGAACCCGTAATAGATATGTAATATTATTCATATTCATTCATTATTCATATTCATTCATAATCTTCGTCATCATATATATTATAATTGTCATTATCTTTGCTATTGTAGTCAGCATCCTTTTCGTCATTCTTATAAGTATCTGCTATGTCGCCGCTAGCATCGGTACCATCACCGCCAGCATCACCAGCATCACCGCCGCCACCGCCTTCGGCTTCTCCGTCTTTGTTAGTATTATAGGTATCTTTAATACCAGCTGCTTTCATTTGTCGGCGAATATCATTCTGTTCTACATCTAAGTCGGCATTATCTTTTAATTTTTTAATTTTGTATTCTTCACGCTTTTTATCAAGGAATATCGTGATTTCTTCGGGACTTAAGAACTTGTTATATTTACCTTCTAAGTATGTTTTTAAATAGTCATAGAGTTTGTCAGCTTTATCTGCTACAAATTTCTTAGGGATATTTTCAACTCCTAATAAATCAGGGTAATTCAAGCAGTTTGCGATAACCGCTAGGTTTATAATATTAACGACAACCTCATCTTCTTCATCATAATTTTTATTTAAATCATAGAGATACTTAGAAATCTTTTTGATGTCTTTAATTGAGTTCATAACCCTATCTCGTAATACTGCATCCGCTCCCGCTGCTCCCGCTGCTCCCGCTACAGACACATACAATATCTTACATATATTAAGCAATATCTCTTTGTAATTTATAAACGCACAATTTAAAAAATCGCCGATAATATTACTCTTTATATTCTTAAGTCTCTTGATGTTGTCGGTAATCGCCTGTTTAACAGCGTCAATATTGTAATTTTTAAGATTTACAATTAGATTACTAGGCAATAGTGGAGATTTACCATCCATCTCATCTAGCCACACGACAACACCATAATGTTTAAAATTATAAACAAAGGGTTTTTTAATTACATATTTAATGTGTTTAACCTTGTCCCTAACTTCGTTTGCGAATATGTCCTTATCGTCATCGTCGCTAGCATCGCTAGCATCGCTAGCATCGCTAGCATCGCCTTTGCTTACGGAGCCTTTCTTGTTCTTGTGTAATTTAGCAAGAGACGACAGTCGAGGCAGCGTATATCTGGTGTCCCGCTCCTTGTTATTTAGATTAACTTTAGAATAATGTTCTTTCAACTTTATAATCTCTGTGTTATCGTTATTGACAAAGTCGCTTATGTCATTAAAGTTGATGTCTAGTTTGCGTAGGCAGCAGCCTTGTATATACTTGTGTATCTTTTCGTATTTAGAATTAATATTAGGCGTTAAAAGCAGTTTATCTATGTAATACTGTTCTTCGTCGGTATATTTATTTCTATCAACGGAGCATCTATTCTTAGCGTCTATATTCTTCTTGTTAAGCAGTTCATTCAATACGGCTTCGCCCTTATCCTTATACTCGTTTTTAATAATATTTACTAGGGTTTTTTGTAAAACATCGGTATTTATCATATAATCGTTGTCGTCGCTCAATCTAAAGTGGTCTATTGATAATTCTATAATATAATATAGCAGCCCTTTGCTATTGAATGTGTCAATATGCCTTGGGTTCATCGTATTCGCATTAAGCACTATGTTGTTTTTTAATATGTTGTCCTGTGTATCCACAATCCAGAAGCAGATAGCCTCGTAAAATATAGAGTTGATTGCGGCTACGAACTCCTTATTAGCGGTCTTCACTATATCTATGTGCGTCTTCTCTATAAACTCTTCGGCTACAGCCTTCTTTATATCATCATACCATTTGTGGCGCTTGTCTAGATTGCTTTTAGACAAACATAAATCCAAATATAAGGGCACTCTTTCGGCATATTTCTTGGCGTATTTCTTGATATCTTCGGCTCCGGCTGTTTTCAACTTCTTCAACTTTTTAAGGTATATTTCATATCGTGTTATTGTTAGATTGGTGCGATATTTTTTAAATATGTGGTTAGACAGAGCGTCGTAATCAATATCAATATTGGCTACATCATTAACCTTCTTAATCAACTCTAGAATAATTCTTAAAATCTCTATAAACGCCTTATCATTCCTAAAGTGGATGTTTGCTATATACCTGTTAATGTCATAATTATTATTATGAGCTGTTGTCGTAGGGATAGTGCCTATGCCGTTTACGGCGCTACCAATATCATCGGCATCGCCGACAATCCCCTTGTTTTCGTCTTCAATAATATCGTCATCATCCTGTAGCCCTTCGTAGTTGTCTATGTCGTTTCCGTCGCTAATCGCCTTGTTTTCTCTCTTAGATATGACATACTTTTTCCCGTCCTTGTCGTAATCAAATATATGCTCTCGTGAATATACAAAGTCGTTCTTGACATTCTCACAATCCTCCTTAATATATTCTAAATTTTCTTGTGCCTCTAATATATCGTTGATAGTCTCTAGAGCATTATCTATATTTATGGTTTTTATAGATAACTTGAGTTCGTCTATTATATCCTCAATCGTAATAGCGTCCTCGTTTATCTGCTGAATAATATCATACACATTATAATTTTTCAAAGCGATAACCTCTGTCTGTATGATGTCGCTTTTGTATTTTATTATAATATCCTTTGTCTTCTCTAGAAATGATTTCACCTGCGGGGATATATTGACGACCTTGAGCGTCTTCTCAATATTATCATAAAATGTCAGCTTCTTATTAATCAAGACAGGGCGCTTAATCTTGAAGCTACCGTGAGCGTTCTTGCGCTCCTTCTCGCTCTTTATAATAGAATACATACAGTCTGTTAAAACCTCCAAATCCTTATTGCTTATAAAATCCAAAGAATAGTCGTATTTTTTAAATATATTATTGATATTACCGTAGTCTAGATAAAAGGCATCTTTATTGCTATTAATCTCCCTAATAATCATCCCGATATCAGGGCGTGTATTCTTGATTAACTCGTAAATATCGGCTGCTCCTGCTGTACCGGACTTGTAGTTCGTATTAACGCTGTTTAATAGATGCGATGCTATCTTCGCATACATATAGTCATTCACAGTCGCTGTAGGTATCTTGTAATAGGCACCAGATATAGGAAGAGCGATACCCTCCCCGCCTCCGCTGTCCCCATCAGTATCATTAATATTATAAATGTTCTCAACCTTCTCTACGCTAGCACAATTAACAACAGAGTAATCCTTGATAATCTTGTGATATTTAGGGTAATCTTTGTGGGAACTAGCGTTAGCGGCGTCAGCGGCCCCAATAACGATACTTGTATTATGTGTTGGTTTCAATCTTATTTTATTAGATTTTCTGTCATAGGATACGGCAAACTTACGCTTAGTGAATTCACGAAGGTCGCTCTTGTTATTGTATTTGCCGATAAAGTTATACACGGCATCTTTAGGGTTGCCGCCTTCGCCGCCTTCGCCTTCTTCGTCTCCGTATTTTTCTAGTTCGCCTTCGGCAGCGAAGATATAGTTAGAATAATCTTCTATTTTACCATTCTTGCTCTCGCGATTTACTAGTATCTCATAGAATAGGCTTCGTAATAAGTCGGCTTTCTTTTTGTCCTTAAAAAAAACATATAGACTGTTGTATATTTCTTCCTTATCCAAAGCAATAAAAGAGGGATTGATACGGCTCATCTCTTCAAAACTGAGTATCTCGGTATATTCAATATCTTCTAGTTCTTCGTCTAAGTATTCTATATCCATATCCATTACGAACTTATGTCTCTATTTACTACAATAATATATAATATTATTAGATAAAAAAGAATAATTAGAATTATAAAAAAGGGCATATAAGAAGAAGCCAAAGGCTAATCGCCGAGCGTAAGCGTATCTATCTAAATATTATCAATAGCAAACTTCACCCAATCATTTTTAATCTTTGATAGTTCTTCGATGATTACTGCGCAGTTATCGTCTAGAAATGTGGAGAATATCTTGGGAGTGCTAGAGGCATCAACGCCTTCTAGAGATACTCTCAAAATCATTAAGGATTTTAGCGGATGCGGGCAGATATAGCCGATATAGGTACAGGCTATTTTATCCTTGTATTTATTATTTTCTCTAATATAATGATTGTGGATATGGGATTGTATAATATTACCGAGCGTGTCATCTTCGTCTTCAATAATGAACTCGTAAGTTCCTGCGATATCTTGAAATTGCTGTATTTTAACCTTTGATGATGTCGCAGCAGCCACAGCAGCCGCGTTAGCCGCGTTAGCATTATTCAATTCACGCCGAAGCAGTTCTAATTTACTGATGATAATGTCTAGCGATTTAGAAACTAGATATTTGGAACTGATATTGTGGTTTATGCTTTCAATATCAAACTTGAACCGCACAGCATCTCCATATTTATTCTTGTAATACGAGCGCTCCTTGTCTAAGATATTATTCTTCTTATCAGCCTCTTTGGGGTCTTGGATATACGAGAAGTTAGAGAGCGACACCGGATTAAACGACGCATTATCACGACCAGTCCGCTTAACGACCTTCGCTTTGAAATGTAGGTGCTCGCCGGTTCTCAGGCGTGTTATTAAGATATGGTCGCCTGATATATTGTTCGCAGGGAAAATATCGGCGAGTTCTTTCTTTTCTATATTAACCGAATTACGAGTAGCCGTTATATCGCTAGTTAGGACATCTAGCGTCTTGTTGGTGGTATTCTTGACATTTAATTCAATATGAATGCTATTATCTTTATAACTGTCTATCTCGTCCTCTTTAAGACAGATAGGGATGAGCCCGATGCGATGAATAATAATCTCGTTGTGAAGTGCGCCATTATTCACGATGATATCCACACTAGGCTCATCGTTCTCTAGTTTTTCCCCGATAATACCGGTAATAGGGATGTCGGTTAATATAACACGGCGAATACCATTAATAATTGCTAGGTCTATATTATTTATTTCAAAACTAGAACAGCCTGAGGGTTCGTCGTAATTGTAATTTTGGAATGTAGGCATTTTGTATAGTTGATATACTATATCTATATTATATATCATTTTTTTATATATTACAAAAAAAGAAGTCATTTATCAATAATATCTATCTAATGGTTAACACTGCGGACACGATGACGGCGTGCGGGAGATGCTGAGCGAGGACGGCGAGGACGACCGCCTTCTTGAGCCTCAACCTCCTCATTTCCGCCATATGACATACGACCTCTAGATGCTGGACGGCGCTTGGGCTTTACTACCTTCTTAGGCGCTTTCTTAAACACACGACGGCGTCCACCTTCTTGAGCCTCTTCTTCTTGTGCCTCCGCTTCATAATCCTCGTATCCACCATATGTCATACGGCGCTTGGGCTTTGCCGCTTTCTTTACACCTGTCATCGCTTTCTTTACTATGACTTTCTTCTTATACGCACGAAAACGCCCACCAGCCATACCAGTAGCACCGTTAGTATCCGTATACAACATATTAATAGGAGTTTTCATAGGATTACTAGTTCCACCATTTTTCTCCTTCTCTTCTTCTTTAGCGTTGTTCGCAAACATTTCATTTAACTCCTCAAAGAACCCGCCAACGCTTCTCCTCATCTTAGGAAAAACACGGCGCTTCGCGGGCTTCACGGGCTTCGCAGCAGAGCGGACAGGCTTGCGCTTAACAGGAGAGGCAGAACGAACAGGCTTGCGGACATACTTCTTTCCTCCATTCATAGCGCTTTGGATTTGTTGCATAAGGCTTTCAACCATATTCACTATATTTCTTTCTATATATATATGCGATTTTTATTTTATTTTATAAATATAAAAAATAATACAAAGGAATATAAAGGATATTTAACGCAGGGCGGATGGAGGACGGGACTTAAGAGATTAAGCGATTTTAAGAGATTAAGCGATTTTAAGAGATTAGGCTAGTCATTATAGCGAAACACATAGAGGTTCTCGGCGACATCTCGTTAATGGGGTTGGACGCAAAGAATTGGATAAGGGTCTTAATGTTGTTAATGTCGTTGCACTGACAGATGTAGTGATACACATTACCCATAGTAATCATCTTTGTCTTATAGGTATTAACTTGGAGATTACGCAGTTGCGCCAAATGATACTGGATAATCGGCGGGAACTGCTTATCCATCTCTTTATTCATCTTGTAGCGGTTATAATTGGGGTAATAGACGGTAGTCGCCTTATAATAGGAATACAGACTGTCCTTGATAGTTGAGATGATAGTATGGACGAGATATGTCGGGTCTATCTTCTGTCCGTTATTATCCACCGGCAAATTAATATAGGGATGGTAATTGGCGATATAATCTTTGATGGTATATTCGGTCTTGTTTTTCATATATACCGACAGGATATTCATCCAAATATTTGGATGACACGGGTCAGTCTCTTCGCGATAATTGATAGCGTCCGTAGAAATCTTGTATAATTTCACTTTGCCGCCGCTGCTGCCGCTGCCGCCGCTCGCTACCATCTTCTTAACAATTAAACCATAACTATACGGCATCGTATTGATATGCGCGTATGCCTCCTGAATATTATTGAACGGCAATGGATATTTAACACCGACCTCTAGCAGCGACGGGATAATAGAGGACATAATGTCATTTTCGGCGAGCGAACAGCGATGCTTCGTATTGATGTGAAACATCTCCATATAGTTCTCTCCTAGCAATCCAGTATAATCTACAATATGTCGGTTTTCGTGATGAACGATAATAAACTCATAAGCCATAGCAGGGTCTAGATGTTGGACGAATAAGCCTCGTAGTTTTGCGGATAATTCTTCGGCTGTTAGAGCAGTATCTTCAGCAGTCAAATGATGCCTAAAGTATTTATAGAGAATTTCGTCAAACATATTGCCGTGCGTTTTGGTAGGATGCGAGAACTTAGAACTGTTCGCATCGGGGCAACTGGAAGTCCCGAAATACCACTCATCCTTATAATGATAGACGGTGATAATTGTGCCGTCATACGCCTCATATACTTTGTCGGTGTCGCTGCTCGCTTTAGCGTCGCTGCCGACGAGCGTAGAGATGTAAGTATTGTAATTGATACGCTCTGGGATAGAGTTAGCGTAAGTAACTACAATATTATTATTACAATTGAGACTGAAGTCTAGGACGATACTTCTGCACTGTTCGTATAACTCCTTAAAGTTATCTACATTATTCCTAATATAGGTATTGTGTAGCAGGACAATATCGCTGCGTCCCTTGAACTTCTTGACTTTCATCATAGGCCAGAGGTGATACTTCTTTAACAGAGAAATCAGGCAGTTAGCATAACTGTTGTTAGCATAACTGTTGTTATCCGCTACGGCTACTCTCGCTACGCACTCTAGCGACGCTTCGCTCATATCACCCATAACAGGGACGACACTAGCTGCGCCGGCGTAGCGTTCTTCATAGAGTTTAAATGTTTCTTCTATAAGTTCATAGAGGTTGGTAGGAAATTTAACAGGAGAACAAGCGGAAGTCATAGTGTAATTGTATTAATAGATATACAATACCTTCTTATATCAATTTTTATATTTATAATAGAAAAAATAATGAATAATATGATGATTATCATATCTCTATTTCTTATAGTATTTGTCAAACCATACTTGTCCTACCTGCTTGGATGCCTCTTCGCTGGTAATTCGCTGCTTGATAATCTCGTCTCGCATAGACAAGAAATACTCTAGGCTTGAATATTCAAACCCTGTCTCCTTTGTTACCATATCAAAAAGCATAGGATATCTTTCTATAAAAAATTTAAACTTGTCATTACCGCTTATGTTATTAACTAAAACTGTATGCGGGACTGCCCCTTTATTGTCGTGGATAATAACCATAATATCTTGAACGATATCACAAATTGCCTTGTTATCTAAGCCGTCGCTAAGAAAGTCTGGCTGCTCGCTAGACTGACTGCCGCCGGTATTAACCTTTTTTATACTACTGTCGTATCCTCCAACATTACTAGCTCCTCTCTTCTTATTAGAACTCATTTATATAGTTCTTTATGTTATTTAATCTTTATATTATTTATTTTTTTATTCCCTCTATTGTAATAGAATAATACAAATACAAAAATGGGAGGTGAATTAATGTATACTGAGTTAGATTATAGCCCTAATGTTAAAGCACCGGAACCCTTAAAGAACGCAGGATTATACACAGGTGATGTTTTATTTGATAAGAAACCTTGGGGAAATAACTATGTGATACCTAGAGTTGAGCCAGATGCCGTAGCATACTGTTCGCATTTTTACGCAAGTCATCATATACCCTCTTATAATAGACCTGGTAATAATACCGTAAATAGCGGAGATTATAAAAAATATAATATAATTGATAATGCCGCTAATGTCCCTAATGTATATAATATAGAATGTCATACAAATACTATCTAGGCTGTCATCGTAGTCATCGTAGTCGTTGTAGTCATATTGGTATTAGGAGGCGGCTTTCTAATGATGTCTTTGTGTTTTTCTAGAAAATCGCATATATATTTATAGGTTTCATCAACCTGCGCGAATGTTATACCGCCTGTAATCAATACGCTACCGCTTTCAAATAATGCTCCAGTAACCTTCTTACATTCGCCTAGATTTTGCCCTGTGCCTTTGCCATAGCAATACTTCGGGCACGAACAGATACCATTCTTGTTTTTATTGTGAATATTCCAGAAGTATTCTAGTTTAACGCCTTGATATATTCCGGGCTGAAAACTACACTTATTGTTGTGGTCATCGTTAATAAACAACTTATGGATTTCTTTGCGGCGGATTTCAAATCCATTTTTCAGTTCTGGGTCGTGATAAACCTTGAAGTCTGTGTTAATCATCCTTATTTTAAAGTTCTGGTATTTCAAATCCAGAACATAGTCAGGCTCAGGATTAACAATAATAGCCTTGTCAATATTGTTATATATTGAAGTAATTTCATTAATAATATGATTGACTATTTCTTCGGTATCCTTGATATCCTTGATACCCGTTAATTGTATATTGCCGTTCTTGAATATTTTCACATTAGGGATATATTTATCGCTAAACTTGTAAATAACCGTAACCTGATTGTCAAACCTGTTCTTTTTCATAGTATTCTTCTTGCTCTTCCTGCGCTTCTTAGGATATACGCCTTTAGAAGCATCAGTCCCGTTTTTCATAAACTGAGCCCACACGACGCCTTTGTCGCCGCTTTCAGCAACATTCTCTATCACTTCAATATTGTCAAATAATATACCCAGATTAACATTAAGATTATTACCTACATTTGCGTTGCATGTTATAGTAGAAATCCTATAAGGAGAAAAGTAAATACCTGAAACGGCAGCAGCAGCGGAGGCAGTCGTAGTCATCTTATCGTTTTAGCGCATATATATAAAGATTGTTATTCTTATATCAATTTTTAGTTATTAGAGACTATTAAACTGAGTTTATTGTCAATTGTGCTCGCAGCGCTAGCGCCTTTTTTCTTGGTGGTTTGATGCTGGCTCTGGTTATCTAGTTTAATGTGCATGTTGTCAGTAATATTCTTTAAATACGAGGTATTGACAACTTCGTATGTAAAATTGGTAGAAATCATAGGCGGTAGGTTTAGAATATATGTCTTGTCATTCGTGTAATGACCTTTGCGAAACTCTTCAATAGTCATAGGACCATTAAATATTTTTAGAAGAAATCGCGATGGCGCAGGGCGGATAGGATGCGAGAACCCATAATGTTTGCTAAGCATCTGTATCAAACTGTTGATTTCCCAGACTTTGTCGCTACCGCTGTGAGAGGAGAAGTTATACGCGTTAGCACATTCTAGCGAGCAGAAGTTCCCAAATAACACATAGGTATCTGTTTTAATATTATATTTATAGGGCATCCCGAATGTCCGGTTGTCTATAGGATGACAACACCAGTAGCAGTTATTATTAGAATTCAAGATTTCCTCTTTGTGTGATACTTTCAAAGAATACTCACTATTACTATTGTCAAATATAATGTTATCTTGAATAGTGCTGTAGGTGTTGTTCTCATTTATATAAAAACAGTTTGGCTCATAGGGCTCTGGAAACTCGGTGCTAGTCGCGTTGTCAGCTATATTCAGTTTGGCGATTTGCGTATTAGACAAAGGCAACTGTAATATGATGTCCTCGTTATCAACTACAGAGATATCCTTTATTATTGTATTCATTAAATTCTTTTTCTTCTTTGTATCACTCGCATTCGCATCGGCTGTTTTCGCTTTTCTAGGCATTTTATAAGCGTCGCTGAATGCTTTCCTTATATTAAATATATATGCGTTTATTATTTATATCATTATTACTTGTCATCAAAGTAGTCCTTAAAGTATGCTATATTTTTAATTAATGCGTCATTCGCATTTGCGGCAGCGTTAGTCGCAGCGCTAGCGCCGTTGCTAGGTGGACTGTCAAATACCAAATCTTTATTTCCCGATATACATTTCATCTTTATCTCTCGTATTTCAGTATTAAGGGTATTTATGGTATCTATTAAATATTTAATTATATATCCTGATAATAATATTAGTATTAATACTAGCAAATCCATCCTAAACTCTTTTTATTAAAGATGGATATAAAAAATATAGAGACACGCCCACCTAGCCTACTTATCTAGCCCAAATAAAGTTGCATGTCCCGTTAATTACAGAGAATACATTAATCACCCTCGTATATACGATAACATCTAATTTAACATCCTTCTCTTGGATATAATCCACCGAATTTCGCTTTGCTAACTCAAATAAATATTTGTATTCGGCTGTCTTCGTAATGTCTTTTGTGTCGTTCCCTTTGTTATTGATTTTCAGGTATAGCGAGGTGCTCGTCATCTGGTTATTAAAAGAGCCTGCGCTCATTATCTTCTCAGGGAACAAAGAGAACGAATAGCAATATATGCCCGTCCTAGGCACCTGCGTATGATACTGGTAGGGCTGTATGTTATTATAATAGTAGGCTTTCTGGTCTTCGCGTATTATAGTATCCGCCCACTTAATTTGCGCGCTCTCTAGCAATCCCATAGTCTCGTTATATGTGTGCGAAGCAGTATAGTTGTCGTGTATATTCAGTTTTTCCGGTATATCTGCGCGACGCAATACCCATATAATCTCTTTAATGTGATTATAAGAACTTGTCAAGGTGTAAGCTCCAGCGCTGCTAGTGATATTTAGCGCCTGAAATGTCTGCCGTTTCACATAATCCACCACATATTTAACAATCCCTTCCGTCTGTAATGAACTCATCCTGTAATCGCTATCTAGGAATACATAGTTCGCATCTAGAAAAAACTGAATATAACTACCGCTCTTCAAAAAAGTATTGATATTTATATTGTCCTTATATATGTTATTATAAAATGCGGGCGACACATACATCTTCAACTTGTCGCACCATACCTGATATAACATCTCAATATCATTAACCTCGACATCCACCTTTATCTCCTGATTTTGTATCTTGTATAACGGGAGCGCCAGAGATGGATTACGGGTGAACCAGAAGTTTAAGGGCACCTGTAATACCCGCTCTTTTATTGAGGGATTGTCGGCGTCCGCTATTTTGTCCTTAGACGGATATACACGGTTATATAATATGTTATTCTTGATGACATACCTCGTGTTGTTGTTATTAGGATTGGTGTATTCGGGAATATTCCCAATAAGTTTATTGTATTCAACTCCGTCCTTGTTTGTCAATTCATTCCAGATATTCATCCATTCTCCATATACCTCATCTATTGTTATCCCGTCTATCCTGATGGTAGCCGTTTTAATAAAGTTGTGCCCTACATTATTTACCCACCTGAACCTGTGCGTATCCGTAGAATATATGTTTGGTAGATTAAAAGACAGATACATATTACTTACTAAATCACCATAGCGTTTAATCTCAAAAGTCATCTGTATATTTGCTGTGGTAATCGTTAAGTCTATAGAAGCGTTCTTTATAGGAATGATATTCTTGTTCTCCATAGAAAAATTAACATGCTTATTATACACATATTTATAGTAGTTAATACAAGGGCTTATATTAATATATGCGTCCATTTGTCCCTTTAAAACTAACTGTGTTATACCACCGCCCATTTTAATATATTACGATACTTTAATATTATACTTTAATATTATCTTATATAATCCGTAGCTTGTTTGCTTACTCACTTACTCGTATTGCTTTATAAAATTTAAGAGGTTTTCGTATGTCCTTTCTTCTTCAAATGACGCAAGGATAGTAGGAGAGCCGCCTGCCGCGTTATCAACCATAATGAAAGCCGGAAATCCTGTAATCCCTAGGCTTTTAACACGCTCTATATGCTCTGCTCTATCGTATTTTTTTAGCGATACATTATTAAATGTCTGGGCGCTCAAGTCATCCCAATAGCCCTTAGCGTTAAACACTTTGCAATGTTCGCAAGTATCCATATAGTAATACTCAAAACTATATCTCTTTTCACTAAAAAAACTCTCCCGTATCATCTCCTTATTAGCAATAAGTATAGCAAATATAAACACAGCAGATATCAGTATGATACCTGTTAAGGTTATATTGTTAGAGCCCTTGCCTTTTCCCATACTCATACCTTTTCCAAAATTCATACCCATACCTTTTCCAAAACTCATTCCATTTGATTTAGCCATTCAATTCTTCCTAACATAATGATATATTATAAATTACAATTTATAAAATATTATTAACAATATCGCAGACATTATGGTATTTCTTTACAATTGCCTCTTTCATACTGGTATTATCATAGGTGAATGATATATATGTATAGAAGTTGTCAATATCATTTGCTATAATGCTATTTAAAAAGTCTTCAAGTATCTTGTTATTCACTAGGATAATCCGGTGGTCTAAAGTATCGTAGTTAATATTAGAGACTGTATTAACAACATAGACGCTAAAGTCCTTGTTCTCTAGCAACTCCTTATAATCGACTATATCTTTGTCGCATACTACGATAGTCCTATATATTAAATGAGTTCTATAAATATTATCTAGGTCTTCTACGAATTGATTTTTTAAATCTAAATTCATATAATATGGTATATTATATCATACTATATATATATAATTTTTATATGGTATATGGTATGATATGATATGGTATGGTATGGTATGGTATGATATGGTATGATATGATATGGTATGGTATGGTATGATATGTCCTACAGTATCCTATAATATCCTAGACACATCGTTTTATATATAAGATTATTAAATATATTTAGTATTATAATGGATGAGAAAGTAATTAAAATTGGTCTCTCTGTTTTTCAAGGTAGATATAATATAGATGTTCCCGTGAATATTATGAATAAAGCGGACGCTCTTAAAAAATCATGTAGTTGCTTTGATTCGTATTATGACCCAAAGATGATATGGGAGAAAAAGTTAAATAACAAGAAGGAGAAGAGCCTACATATCGCTAATAATACAGGGACAGGAGCCGCCACTAATAAAGGGCGGTTTCATATTATTATTCCAGACTTTTCTGTTAATTCTTGTACTAAGAGGGCATTAATCGGCTATTTAAATAAACTTACAGCAAAGAACAAAGAGACCATCTATGTTAAAATAAAGGCTATTATTGACAATAATAAGAGCGTAAACGGCGTAAGCGGCATAAGCGGCGTAAACGGCGTAAACGGCGTAAGCGGCACCGATGCCGACTTACCAGACTTAAAAGATATATTCTTATCTATTTGGTCTTACATTAAGGCGACAGACAGTATTGACGGAGAAAACAATATATATATTAAATTGCTAGAATATTTTGACAGCGCCTTCTTAACTAGTAATATAGATAGGTTATGGGACAGTTATCTTGTTAATAAGGAGTGGATACCGCCCAAATATATATTTGAGAATAACCTGTTATTACTGAATAACGAGTATGAGTTATACTGCGACTACATTAAATGGAAAAAAGGGGTTCATAATTTAAATATTATATGGATTAAATACAAGCCGACAGAAATTTCGGTGCTGCTAAACGACATATACGGATACTTAACTGAGAAATGTATTGGTAATCCTAGTATTCACAAGTATATTATAGATATATTTATAGAACAGATTTTAAAGATATTAAACAACTGTAATAATAAGCAGGTGGTTAAAGCGATGGTTGAAAAGATGAAGTTGCTGGATGTCAAGAGTTTCGACAGTTCTACCAGATTTTTAATATATAATATTATAGAAAATAAATAATTTCTATTATTATAGTATAGAGAATAATGAAAGAAGCTGACAGCACTTTATCTTTTTACAGCAGTTTATTTATACAATTAATATTCGTATTGCTGCTTGTAATCATTTGGAGTTATATATATAAGTTAGAGAGCGTCGGTTGCGAATGCTCCGAGCATCCCAACAAGGAGTTCATCAAGACATTCACCATAGTTGCGCTAGTATATTTCTTCATAACTGCGTTTGTCTCGCTTAAAAGCATCGCTAAGAATATGGGAACTGCGATAGTCCAACTGCTAGCATTTGGTACCTTCATCTTCTTCTTAACCTTCGTCGTCTATATCTATTACGCCTTTGACTATGTGCGCTTTTTAATGAACGAGAAGTGTAAGTGCTCTGACGATTTGCGCCGTGATATTATCGCTATAGGAACTATGATATCGTTATTCTTATTCATAACGCTCCTATTCACCATCATAATCATCCCTATATTGATAAGCACCCTAACTAACCTGTTAGTCAAGATACAGGAGTTTGAGGGAGAAGTTGAGGAGGTTATAAAGAACCCTGTTAAGTCTATCCGCAACACTCCTGGGCGTTTATTAAGCAGCACTAAGGATATTGGCTCGTTTGTCAAGAAGACTGCTTCTAAACTTACTAAGGGAAAGAAGGGGCGCTAAAGCGGGCTAAACGCTGAAATTTATTTTTATTATTAAATATAAAAAATATATAATACATATACATTACATATACATTACATATACATTACATATACATTACATTCTACCTACTTCCTTACGGTTCATAGACATCGCCTAGAGTTCGCTGTCATCTCCCTTACGGTTCATAGACATCGCCTAGAGTTCGCTGTCATCTCCCTTACGGTTCATAGACATCGCCTAGAGTTCGCTGTCA